AAAAGTGAAATGCCTTATATTTGTAAAGAAAAACAAAGAATATATAAACGAGAATACTATCAAAATAATAAAGAAAGAATACAAGAATATCGTAAGAACTATAAGAAAAATAATTTAAAGAAAATACGAGAGATGGAAAAGAAATATCGTGAAAATAATAAAGATAAAATAAAAGAATATCGTGAAAATAATAAAGAAAAACAACGAGAATGGTATCAAAATAATAAAGAGAAAATATTAGAGTGGGAAAGAATATATAAACAAAAATATCGTAAAAAACATAGAGAAAAAGTACTAAAACAGGCTAAGAAATATCGTGAAAATAATAAAGAGAAAATACGAGAGTATCTAAAGGTATATACAAAAAAAAGGTACGCTACTGACCCTTGTTTTAAATTAAGACATTCAATATCTGCTAGAGTTGGTAAAGAAATGAGAAAATATTTGACTACAAAAAAAGAAAGCTCTATCAACTATTTAGGTTGTAGTATGAAAAAATTAAAAGAGCACTTAGAAAGTAAGTTTGATACCAATATGACATGGGATAACTGGTCTATACATGGTTGGCATATCGACCATATCATTCCTAGTAGTTCCTTTGACTTAACAAAAGAAGAAGAACAAAAGAAATGCTTTCACTATACAAATCTACAACCCTTGTGGGCAAAAGACAACATGGCGAAAAGCAATAAATTAAATTGGACAAAAGAGAAAGAAGAATAAGTATGAAAAGAAAACTAAAAGACTTACTAAACAGTCAAAAGAAAAAAAGAATTGATACAGCATTAGACACAGTATCAAAGAAAGATGAAGACTATCAGCTTGATGACGATTTAGATGTATATATAGACATAGCTAACGGCAAAATACATTGGGAAGACTCTAATCGTTGGGATAAAAAAGACTGGGAAGGTAAAAAATAAATGAAAAATAAAGGCTATCACAATAAAGGTTTTATGTACGCAGTTATATTTATTATATTTGCAATGATACCTTTGCCATTTTTTGTCAGTTGGTTAACTTGGGGTGACGACTTTATGAAACCTTTTATATCAATGAGTTTTCCTGACAGGTGTATTTATGAAGACAATAAACACAACAAAGTGAACAGGTGTACAGAATGAAACTACCAAAGTACGTACAAACAAAAAAATTAAAGTATGGAAGGATAGCTTATAGATACAATCCACCAAAAAAATATATTGACAATGACGTTGTTTCTAGGTGCGAACTAGGAACAAATTTAGTTGCCGCTAAAGTAAAAGCATTAGAACTAAATAAAAAAATAAATGATTGGTGTGATAAATATGTCACTATTAAATCAATAGACAGTAAGTCAAAACTGTCAGACTTAATTGACATATATAAAAAATCTAACAATTACAATATGTTAAGAGATAAAACGAGAGGAGACTATGACTATCTATTAAAAGTTCTTGAGGAAACTGTAGGTGGTTTAAGGTTAAACAACATTACAACAAAGGTGGCAAAGAACTGCTATGAAAAATGGACAGAAAGAGGAATACACTTAGCCAACCATACATGTGCTGTAGCAAATATACTGTTTAAGTATGGTGTACACATGGAACACATTGTTATTAATCCTTTTAGTACAATAAAACGCAGACAACCCAAGCAAAGAAAGACTGTGTGGACAAAAGAACAAGTCGTTGAGTTACTTAACGTGGCTTACAAAGACTTTACATATAGAAATATAGGTCTGATTGTACAAATGTCTTACGAATGGTGTCAAAGAATTGGTGACATGAGAATGTTAACGTGGGATAATATAGACTTTGACAATTCTAAATTAGTACTTGAGCAATCTAAACGTAGAGCAGAAGTATTTTTACCTATCTCACAGGAACTATTAGAAATGCTCACACAACAGCATGAAGACTTTGGCTTCCAACCCTACGTAGCACCTCAAACAAAGCCTTCAGGTGGCAAATATGAGCCGTACAGTATACATACAATAAGTAAAGTAGGTAGAAAGCTCATGCAACTCGCAGGTATACCTGACAAATTACGTCTAATGGATTTAAGAAGGACAGGTACAACAGAAATGGTTGAAGCAGGTGTACCTTTAGGTCAAATAATGGCAGTGACAGGACACACAAATCCACAGTCTGTAAAACCTTACATGAAAAATACTTTAACAAGTGCAAAAAATGCCTTGACAAAAAGAAACGCATCTGTAAAATACACTGTAAGTGTAAACAAAAGCAAGTGTAACACATGAAAAATATAAAAAACACTTTAAATGAATTACACTTAAATGATAATGAAACTGTAAGAATAAATTGTCCATTGTGTAAAGGACATAAAACATTTACAGTGTCTAAAGTATTAGGTAATCTACTTTGGAATTGTTACAGAGTTGGTTGCACTTTAAGTGGTAAGTCTAAAACAAATATGACTGCTACTGAAATTAAAAATAAGTTGTCTGTAGAGGGTGAGTCTAGTTTTCCTTCCCTAAGTTCCCTTTCCCTAGACTCATCTCCTACAGATAATTTTTTTATGCCAGAACATGTTATAAAAGACGACATTAAAATAAAAACTTTTGTTGACAAATACAAATTACATAATCAAGAATTATATTATGACGTTAAAGACAATAGAGTTGTGTTTCCAATAGTGCATGACTCAATAATTGTTGACGCTACAGGGCGTTCACTTGGAAATAAAAAACCTAAATGGTTGCGTTATGGAAAAAGTGACTTGCCTTTTGTTTTTGGACATGGTAGCGTCGCAGTAGTCGTTGAAGACTGTGTGAGTGCTTCAGTAATTGGTAATGAAGTATTCGTTGGGGTGGCTGTGTTGGGTACATCATTGCTGACTTCACACAAAAAGTACTTATCGCAGTTTTCAACGGCAATTATAGCCCTCGACCCTGACGCAATACCTAAGACACTACAATTTTTTAGAGAACTTACACCTTACGTTGACAGTGTAAGAGCTATGAAACTTGTTGACGATTTAAAATACAGAAACCCCACTGATTTAGAAAATTTAGACCAACACAGGAGATTAATTTATGGAACTGTCACTGATTAGAAGCTTGATGGACAAACAATTTTATGACGAACACCGAGGAGCAAAATGTCCTAACCGATTATTTACAAAGGACGTACAAAAAATAAAGTCTACGATTGACAATGCAATGCTGAGTTACAATCGAAGTGTAACACCTGACGAGATTGAAGCCTTGTTTATATCAAACAATCCCACAATGTCTACGGCACAGAAAGTTTCTTACGAAGGTGTATTTCATAAAATTAAAAATGAAAAACCTTTAGGTTCAGATATAGCACAAGAAGTGTTATCTAAATTATTTCAACAAGTTATTGGTGAGGACATTGCAAACATTGGTTTTGAATACGTTAATGGCACAAACAAAAGTCTTGAACCTCTACGTCACATTATAGAAAATTATGGTGACGACTTCATACCTAATTTAAATATAGAATGGGATAACATTGAGATTGATAATCTACTAAAGAAAAATGAACTAGAAGCAAGATGGCACTTTAATATACCTAGTTTAATTAGAAAGATTGAAGGTGTAAATGCAGGTCATTTGATTGAAGTAGGTGCGAGACCTAATACAGGTAAAACTTCATTTCATGCTAGTCTCATTGCTAGTCCAAAAGGATTTGCTTCTCAGGGTGCAAAATGTGTAGTGCTTTGTAATGAAGAGGCAACACATAGGGTAGGTGCAAGATACTTAACTGCTTCAAGTGGCATGACTATACATGAAGTAAGAGACAATCCTGCAAAAGCAAAAGCACTATATGAACCAATTAAAAATAATATTAAATTAAAAGAGTCTACTGGTAGAGACATGTCTTGGGTAGAGAGTGTATGTAAATCATTCAGTCCTGACATTGTTATTTTAGACATGGGCGATAAGTTTGCAAGAACGTCAGGATTTGCAAGGCAAGACGAAGCACTCAAAGCAAACGCAGTTCATGCACGTATGATAGCTAAACAACATAACTGTGCTATCTTTTATATGTCACAATTAAGTGCTGAAGCTGAAGGTAAGGTCTTACTAAATCAAAGTATGATGGAAGGCAGTCGCACAGGAAAAGCTGCAGAGGCAGACTTGATGTTATTGATTGCTAAAAATCCTGTGGTTGAAGGTCAAGACGAAGAGGACAATCAAAGACATATTAATGTTGTTAAAAATAAATTGACAGGTTGGCATGGAGTGATACACTGTGAATTAGAATATAAAACTGCGAGATACATAGCGTGACAAAAAAAGAACAACTCGAATTGTTTGATTTAGAGCCGAGCAAAGAAGACAGGAAAAAGTTTGACATTGATTTTTCAAGAGACTTATCATTTGGAAAGGGCATGGAAGAAGAAATTGTTTCTATGTTTCAGAATAAAAAGATAGAAGTTAAATCTGAAAAAGGTATGTGGATTGATACAGGTAATATAGCCATTGAATATAAGTCTTACGGAAAACCATCTGGTATTGAAGCAACAGAATCAGATTATTGGTTTCATAACCTGTGTGTAGATGGTGACATTTATGCAACACTTGTATTTAAAACTTCAACATTAAAAGAAATAGTTAAATCTTTAGACAGTAAAAGGTCTGTTAAAGGTGGAGACCACAACGCATCTTTTATGTATTTATTAAACTTACAAAAATTATTTTCAACTGACGCAATAAAAAAATATAGGATAGATACAGATGAAAGTGACACTTGACGTAGAAAATACAGTGACTCACCGTGATGGTAAAATTCACCTAGACCCATTTGAGCCAGACAATAGCTTGACAATGGTAGGTATGCTTACTGAATATGGTGTTGAACATCTTGTAGTTTTTGACCATGAACAAGAAGAACCAACGCCAAGTGGCAAAGACTTTGTACAAAGTGTGTTAGATAAAACAACACTGTTAATTATGCATAATGCTTCACATGACTTATTATGGTTATGGGAGTGTGGTTTTAATTATGCTGGTGCTATATTTGACACAATGTTAAATGCTTATGTCCAACAGCGAGGTTTGAAACAGTCACTTTCTTTAGAGGACTGTGCTGTTAGATACAACTTAGACACAAAGAAACAAGACACATTAAAACAGTACTTTAAAAAAGGTTACAGCACAAAGCAAATACCTATTGAAGAACTGTCAGAATATCTTTCTGCTGACTTACATGCAACACAACAATTAGCTAATATACTACAGGACAAATTAAACAATGAACACAAAGAATTAAAAAATGTAGCTGAGTTAACTGATAAGGTTGCAGTATGTTTAACAAAAATATATCAGCGTGGATTTACTGTAGACTTAAAAGAATTAGAAAACGTAAAAGAGTCTTTTGAGAAAGAACGTCAAACACTTATCAACGACTTAACACAAAGATGCAAAGACTTAATGGGTGACTATCCTATTAACTTAAATAGTCCAGAGCAATTATCTTGGGTACTTTACAGTAAAAAACCATTGGATAAATCTACGTGGGCAAATAACTTTGAAACTTATATGAATAAAAAAGATTTTGAAATACAAGTATCTCAACATTCTGAAGTGTTATATAAACAAAAAGCCTTACAATGTAGTGAGTGTTGGGGTGCAGGGTACATTAATAAAATTAAAAAAGATGGCACTCCATTTAAAAAGTCTAGTAAGTGCTCTGACTGTAAAGGTTTAGGTTACATATTTAAATCTGATAAAAGTCAAATGGCAGGTTTAAAAATGAAAGCACCCTCTTCAAAGTGGGTTAGTGCAAATGGTTTTAGTACAAACAAAAACAATTTATTATTTCTTGAACAATTAGCAAGGCAAAAAAAGTACACGGCAGCAGAAAGTTTTTTAAAAAATGTAAGAAGGTTATCTGCAGTTGAAACTTATTTATCAAGTTTTGTACAAGGCATAAACACTTACGTAAAACCTGACAAAAAACTTCATGTTAGATTGTTACAACACAGAACTAGCACAGGTAGATTTAGTGGTGCTGACCCTAACATGCAAAATATGCCAAGAGGAAATACCTTTCCTGTGAAAAAAGTTTTTATTTCAAGATGGACAGACGGACAGATATTAGAAGCTGACTTTGCACAACTTGAATTTAGGGTAGCTGCTTTTTTAGGTCAAGATAAAGTAGCTATTGAAGAAGTGTCAACAGGCTTTGACGTTCACAGCTACACTGCTAAAGTTATAACAGAAGCAGGACAAACAATAAGTAGACAAGAAGCAAAAGCACATACATTTGCACCTCTTTATGGTGCTAGTGGTTTTGGAAGAACACCTGCTGAAGCTACGTACTATAAACAGTTTAATGATAAATATGAAGGCATAGCTGAATGGCACAATAAGTTAGCAAAACAGGCACTTAATGAGTACGTTATTACAACACCTTCAGGACGGCAATTTTCTTTTCCAGACGTACAAAGAAAAAGTAATGGAACACCTACACAGTTTACACAAATAAAAAATTATCCTGTTCAGTCATTTGCAACTGCAGATATCGTGCCTATATCTTTACTATATATAGATAATAAACTTAAAGACATGCAAAGTTGTATAGTTAATACAGTACATGATTCAATCGTCATTGACGTGCACCCAACTGAAGTAAAGCAAGTTATTGATATTATTAATGAAACAAATAATAATTTAAAAACTTTAATTGACAAAGAGTGGAATATTGATTTCAATGTTCCTTTATTATTAGAGGCTAAGATTGGTTATAATTGGCTTGACACAAAAGACGTTGTGTGATATAACTAACCTCTTAAAAAATATATCACAAGGAGATATAAATGAATAATGATATTGTAAAAATAAATATTGATAATTATGACGCTATGGCTAAAGTAATGGGCATGGACACTGAAACAAATAGTGGCTCAGAGGACAGTAAAAAAAATAATTTACCACGTTTAAAATTGTATCACTCAGCTATCATGGGTGAAAAAAATATAGACGGTAAGAAAACTAAAGTTGAGTTATTGTCTGGTGGTTCATACAGAATTGAAAAAGATAAAGAATATTTTTATGGTTCTTCAGCTACTGCTAGATTCTACTTGCAAAGATTTATGTATAAAAGATTTGTTCCTGCTTCAGGCAAGAATGATAGTCCTACATTTACTAAAACAATAATGGCAGATAGTTTAAAAAACGATTTAAAAGATACTAAGGGTGGTTTTAATTGTGGCAGACCCAATGGGTACATAAAAGATTTTGACTCTCTCGACGACAAAATTAAAAAATTAATCGTTGGTCCTACTTCAGCTAAAAGAACTAGAGTTTTGTTTGGTACAATAAAACTAAATGAAGTAGTTGACGCTTTAGGTAATGACGCTAGTGATAGATTAGGCATTACACCTTTTATCTGGGAAGTAGATAATAAAGATGCTTTTAAATTAATTGGAGAAGTGTATAACACATTTAAAAATAAACAGATATTACCTTTGCAACACGAAATTAAAATGACTTCAACTGAAGTACACGACGCAACAATCCCTCATTACTTACCGAAACTTAATATTAATTTTAATAAAAAAATAGATATAACACAAAAAGACCAAGTTATGTTTGCTGACTTTATAGAGTGGGTAAATAGTTATAATAAATATGTTTTTAGTGAATGGACTACCCATTCTAATAATGATGTTGATAAGGAATTAGTTGAAGAATTTATTGACATGGAAGACGGAATCCCAGTAGTATCGTGAATCACCCTGCAGAACTTGCTATTCATCAGTATTTATCTGACGCTACAGATAGCAAGTCCTGTATGTCTGATGAAACTATTACACAAATATGTGACGACATAAGAGAAGCATTAACAAAACAGTTTGGTTCTAATCAAGACAAAATAAAATTTAAAATAAGAATGTCTAACTTGGGTAGACCAACTTGCCAGTTATGGTTTGAAAAAAACAAACCTGAAACAGCCCTACCTAAACCAAATACATTTGTAATGAATATGATGCTTGGTGATATTGTTGAAGCTATATTTAAAGGTATTCTTAAAGAGTCAGGTGTAAGCTATACAAACTCAGAAAAAGTTTCATTACCTGTTAATGATGATACAGTAGAAGGAACGTATGACTTAATTATTAATGATGCAGTTGACGATATTAAGTCTGCATCTGACTGGTCATACAAAAATAAATTTACAGACTGTGACACACTAAAAGATAAAGACTCATTTGGTTATGTGTCACAGTTAGTTGGATACTCAGTTGCTGCCAAAAAGAAATTAGGTGGTTGGTGGGTCATTAACAAATCAAATGGCGAATTTAAATATGTTTCTGCTGACACAGTAGATATTGAAGAAGAGTTAAACAAAATAAAAAGCACACATAAAATAGTAACAGATAATAAATTTAAAAGATGTTACGAGGCAGAAGACGAATACTTTAGAGGTAAGCCCACAGGAAATAAGATATTAAATCGAGAATGTTTTTTTTGTCCATACAAGTTTTCTTGCTATGACAATTTACAAGAGTTACCTGCAGTGAAGTCTCAAGCTAAACAACCCAAGAAAGTTTTTTATGTTTCACTAGCAGAGGAATATACAGTTGGACGCTAAAAGATTTGCTTATGCTAGAAAGTATGGATACAGAAGTGGTTTAGAACTAAAAGTAGCCGACTATTTAAAAACACAAAAAGTAAAATACAAGTATGAGTGTTTAAAGATAGAGTGGGAAGACCTTACGTATCGAACCTATACACCAGACTTTGTTCTCAACAATGGAATTATTATAGAAACAAAAGGTATATTTACAGCGGCAGACAGAAAAAAACATTTATCAATAAAAAAACAACACCCAAAATTAGACATACGTTTTGTGTTTGAAAACAGTAATAAGAGACTGCGTAAAGGTGCTAAAACTAGATATTATCAATGGTGTATTAGATATGACTTTGATTATTATGACAGAATAATTCCTGAAGAATGGTTAAAAGAAAAAGGTAAAGATAAACACCCAAAGTTTATTAAATTTTCTAGGCAAAAAATTAAAAGGAAGTTTAGATGAAAGAACAAGACGATACATTAATTAGTATAAAACCAGAAGAGTACGTAATAAAACTTAAACCTATGTTAAATAAAAATAAAAAGTGGACAGGTGAAGTAAGAATTAGTGTAGTAGTTTCAGAAGATAATAATTTAGACGATAACGACTATTATAACATGCTGTATCTTGCTAATCTTGTAAGTGCTACAGCAAATGTTATGGAGGTAGATAAAAATTTTAGATACAGATTAATGAACTATGTAGACAATGAAGAAAAAGTAGCTAAAATAAAAAATAAAAACAATGTAATATATTTAGATTTTAGTTCAGAAACAGAAGGTAACGCATGAAAGAAGACGACATGGTGAATAGTCCACCACATTATAATAAAAGTGGCATAGAGTGTATAGACGCTATCAAAGCGTCAAATGAAGATGGGTTTGAATATTACTTACAAGGTAATATAATAAAATACATCTGGAGGTATCGTTATAAAAATGGTATAGAAGATTTAAAAAAAGCAAGATGGTATCTCGATAGGCTTATAAACGAGAAACAAAATGAGAGTAAGAGTTAACCTTGTGCTTGAAGTAGACGGAGAAGAATATCCGATTCCTGCAGACGGAATGGTACAAGAAGAGATTGAACAAAACATTGAAGATTGTATTTATGACATTGGTGGTTTAAAAATAAAATCTATTAAAACAAATATGGAGTGATTGTAATGAATAGTAATATGTTGCCGACTGACTATCAAAATTTTATTGCTGTATCGAGATACGCTAGATGGTTAGAAAAAGAAAACAGAAGAGAGACTTGGGAAGAAACTGTTTCACGTTATGTTGAATACATGCACAGTAAAATAAAGTTTTCTCCAAAGGATAAGCGTGATATTGAACAAGCTATACTTGGACTAGAAGTTATGCCTAGTATGAGAGCCTTGATGACTGCAGGTAAGGCACTTGATAGAGACAACACGGCAGGTTACAACTGTTCTTATATTCCTGTTGACGACGTAAAAGCATTTGACGAGACAATGTACGTGCTTTTATGTGGCACTGGTGTAGGTTTTTCTGTTGAACGTGACTACATAAATAAACTTCCAGAAATACCAGAAACACTTATTGAAAGTTCTACAAATATTGTTGTTGAAGACAGTAAAGAAGGCTGGGCTAAATCACTAAGAGCTTTAATAGCACTGCTTTATGCAGGAGAAATACCTACGTTTGACGTTAGTAAAGTCAGACCTGCAGGTGCAAGACTAAAAATATTTGGTGGTAGGGCTAGTGGTCCTGCTCCTCTGGTTGACTTGTTTAAATTTACAATTAATCTTTTCAAACACAACACAGGTAGAAAGCTGTCTAGTTATGACTGCCATAGTTTAATGTGTAAGATTGGTGAGATTGTTGTTGTTGGTGGTGTAAGAAGAAGTGCTATGATAAGTCTTAGTAATCTATCAGACCTACGCATGAGACAAGCCAAGTCTGGTGAATGGTGGTCAACTGCACCACACATGGCACTGTCAAACAACTCTGTATGTTACACAGATAAACCAGATGCTGAAACATTTATGCGAGAGTTTACTTCTTTGATTGAGTCTAAGTCAGGTGAGAGAGGTATATTTAATCGAGTGTCAGCACAGAAACAAGCAAAGAAAAACGGAAGACGAGAAGGAGACTTTGCTTTTGGTACAAATCCATGTTCAGAGATAATACTAAGACCTCATCAGTTCTGTAATCTTACTGAAGTTGTTATACGTGCTACAGACACAAAACAATCTTTAGCAAAAAAAGTAAGACTAGCTACGATATTAGGCACAGCACAGTCAACACTAACTAAGTTTCCATATCTCCGTAAAATATGGAAAAATAACACAGAAGAAGAGCGACTTTTAGGAGTGTCTCTTACTGGCATCATGGATAACGTATTAACAAACGGAAAGAATATTGAATTAAGAAGTTTATTAAACTATTTAAAACAACAAGCTGTTGCTACAAATAAAGAGTACGCAGAAAAATGGAATATACCACAGTCAACAGCTATCACATGTTGCAAACCATCAGGAACTGTATCACAGTTATGCGACAGTGCTAGTGGAATACACGCACGACACAGTGAGTACTACATTAGAACTGTTAGAGGTGACAACAAAGACCCACTCACTCAGTTTATGATTGAGCAAGGCATACCTAACGAACCATGTGTTAATAAACCTAAAGACACGACTGTGTTTAGTTTTCCTTTTAAGTCTCCAGATGGTTGTGTTACACGTAACGACATGTCTGCTATAGACCAGTTAACAATGTGGTTGATTTATCAACAAGAATGGTGTGAACACAAGCCAAGTTGTACTGTAACTGTTCGTGATAACGAGTGGGTTGAGGTAGCAGCTTTTGTTTATAAGTACTTTGACGAGATGTCAGGTGTGTCTTTTTTACCACACTTTGACCATGTATATCAACAAGCACCTTATCAAGAATGTACAAAAAAAGAGTACGACGAAATGAAAAGAACTCAAAAAAATATAAATTGGAAAAAATTATCTGAATATGAAGGTGAAGATACAACTTCAGGTAGTCAAACACTAGCCTGTAGTGGTGACGTTTGTGAAGTTGTAGATATAGGAGCATAGCAGTGAGAACAAATAAGAGAAGAGGCAGACTTGGAAAGTATGATGCACCTCTAGTGATACAGTATCAAAGAGGTGTTGACGACTTTTACAAGGGTAGAGTCTCCAATCCTTTTCATAAAGACACAATGCAGTTTAGAGAGTGGGAGCGTGGCTTTAACAAAGGATACTTTGAAAGACTAAGAAAGGTTAAACGATATGAGCAGGGCAGGTTTAACAAAACAGCATGAAAAAAAATTACAAGACGAAGTATATCAATGGTTAGAAAAAAAGTATAATACAATGACATTTAATGAATATCAAAAGACAGCAATAACAACTGCTGTGTATCCACCCCAACATAGAATTTTATATCCTGCACTTGGACTGTCTGGAGAAGCAGGTGAAGTAGCAAACAAAGTTAAAAAGGTTGTAAGAGATGGCACAGGAAGTATGCCTGATGATTGGAAGGAACAGATTGGGAGTGAAATAGGCGACGTACTTTGGTACTGTGCTACACTTGCAAATGATTTAGGTTTATCGTTGAGTAGCATAGCTGAACAAAATCAAAAGAAACTACAAAGAAGAAAAGAAAAAGGCACAATACACGGCAGTGGTGACAGTCGCTAATTATTTTATTTTTTGTTTAACATTTTCTGTTATGGCATATAACGTATTTAAATCTTCTTTGTTAGTTAAATCAGGTTTCTTACCTTTATTAGCAACAAATTCAGTTAGAGCTAAAGACCTTTGTCTTTTATTTAACTTTCTAAAATTGTAAATTACCAAAAAAGACTCTGGATTTTCACTTACAAAAGCACCTATCCTCTTTCTTGTTGGACTTATATTTTTTTTAATTTGTGAAATTGTTTGTTCAACTTGTGCTCTTGCTATTTTTGAAGTGTACGCTTTTTCTGTATAGACTCTTCTAAGATTTTCATTTTCATTATATTTTTTTCTAGCATCTCTTTCTGCACTTTTAGCTGTTTCAGCTATAAGAGGAATGGATTGTTTTATAATTTTATTTTCAAAGTTTCTTATACTAGGCACTTTAGAATTACTGCCGATTCTAAAATTTTTAAATCCTAAACCCTCTAAGTACTCTCCGTCTTCACTATCTTTTTCTGCTACGTTTAAACCAAATAATTTAAAAAAAGGAGAACCTCTTTCTCTTGCTTCACCCTCTGCAAATACGTCTTGTCTTATTGGATTTTTTTCTGCTGTTTCTTTTTCACTTTCAAACAACTCTAAAAAACCTCTTGCTTTAAATGGTTTTGCAACGCTGTCATAAAAAGTTTCCATAGCGTCAAGTGTAGGGTCATTTCTAGTTTCTCTATACTCATCTCCAACTACACCAAAACCTCTAGCTACATCAACAACCTGACCTATTGGCACTGCCCATGAAGATAAGTACTGACCAACAGCATTTCCTGCAGCTTTAGCTAATCTTTCGTCTGATATTAAGTCACCTTGACCAGAAAATAATTGTGCTATGTCTACTAACCCATCAATAATGCTAAGACCTACACCTGTTCTAACATTAGTTCCTAAAAAAGTTTCAACAAAATCTCTTGAGTTCCATCTTTCTGACCAAAAACCAAGTCCACCTTCATATATATTTTTTGCATTTTCTCCAAACCAAAGTAATTGTCTTAGTGGAAATTGTGGAGTTATATCTGCTTCCATAGTTTCGCCAACAGGTACTTTTTTATAGTCTGATGGTGCGTCAGCACTTGCTCTCCATTGAAAGGCAGCCATTCCTGCTGCGATACCAACAAAGTTTCTGCCTATTAGTTCCCTTTCTCTAGCCGTAAATCCTTTTCTTGCATCTATATCTTTTGTTTGTTCTAGCTCTAATCTTTCAACTATCTTCTGGTCTTTCTTTGTTTTTAAGTCTGGAACTTTTCCGTATTTTTTAAAGTATAGTTCTTCGCCTGTCCTACGTTTAGTTAAAGCGTCTGTTATTTTTCTTGTTAAAGGCAATGAAGCACCTGCACCATATTGAGCCATTAACTCTATTGAATTAAACATAAAACGTGGGAAAGGTATAATTACAGTTAAACCATTTCTAGTAATAAAATTAGTGATTTGTCTGAAAGGTGTAAACTCAGGTTGTTTAGCGTAGGTTACGTCAAGTGATTTTTTAATTGCCTTTTCCATAATCTCTTCAAAACTATCAACCTTATCACCCTTTGTTCTAAACGACGGCGAGTTGTTTATTAACTTTAGCACGTTACCCTTTTTAAGTTCTTTAAATAAATCTACGTTCCATTGTTGATACAGTAATCTTTCTAACTCACCAAAGAAAACACCTCTACGTACTGTAAATTCTTGCAGTCTATTTGGTGTATTTAACAAGTCAACAATATCTTCAGCAGTTGATAGTGTTTTTTCTAGTGCTCCTCTACTTGGGTCGTCACTACTTAGCCTTCCTCCTCTTCTTCTTATTTCATTTATTTGACCTAACAAGTCGTCTTCAAATTTTTTCATGCCTTCTTGATTAAATAATAAATCAGAAAATTGTTTAATGGAATAAGGATTTCTAAAAATATATTTCATTTGATTCATACTATTTTTAAAAGCTCTTCCACTTACCAACTGTTTAGCACCAGACTGAAAACCATTTTCTGATATTTCTAATAGAACACTGTCCATTATATTTCCTATACCCTCTAATGGTACTCTAAATCCAGCAGAGCTAAAATTTCTTACGGCTGTAGGTATAGAAGAAACCATTATACCTCTTCTTAAATTTTCAATTCGTAAAAAAACTTCTTTAATTTTAGTTTGATTTTTTAGTATAGCTTCGGATTGTTTTCTTGACTTTAAATTTTTTGGTCTCATTCCTTCAATGTCTCTAAATTTTCTTAATAGCTTACCTGCATCTGAACCTATACCAACTGTGGCTAATATTAAATTTTCAAAAGTTAAACCTGTCTTTGTTAAAACGTCTAAAAGTTGTTCATCTTTTAATAACATTTCTTTTCCTTCAGGTCTAATAGCCACATTAAATATATTGTCTATTGTTCTTTTACCTTTAGAAAAGAATTTTTTTGTTTCTTTATTTTGTGCAAGTTCTGTAACTGTAGCCACAACTTTATCAAGTAAATCTTCTCTTAGAAATGGTGTTAAAAACTCTTCTTGTGCAAACTCTATACCTGCTATGCCTTCATCAATTAATTCTCTTTGGCTTTGAGCAAACGATACAGGCTCTCCTTTTTCAGTTACAAATGTCTTTTTATCTTTTGCAACTTCTGTTAATGTTTCCTCTCTATACAATCTGATAAGTTTGTTATCTATAAGTCCATCTTTATCTGATATTTTTTTACCTGAATTTTTTTCAAAAGATTTTACTAATTCTTTTTCTACTTCTTTACCTAACTTTGAAGCTCGTAAACTTTTTGTAAGTTCGTCTTGTTCTCTTTTTACTCTTCCTGTAGCTTCTACTGCCTCTTTGTAATTTAATTTTTTTTCTGCGTCTTTACGTGCGTCAGTAGAATTTTTTAATTTTTCTAAACCTGATAGTTTAAAGTCATTACCTTTAGGACCTTTAGTTATATTTTTATCTATAAATTCTTTAGTTTCTAAATCGTTTTTAGCTATTTGTTTTTTTGTTTCTTCGCTAACTTCACCCTTGACTGTAATTTCTTCTTTAGCTTTTCTTATAGTTTTTAAATTTCTTACTCCTTTTATGAGTAGTTCTAAAGCACCAGTTATTATTGCACCCTCTCCTGCGTTTCTCATTCTGTTTGCAAATTCAGAGTCGCTTTGGTCTGTCGCTAGATAATCTGTTACTATATTTGTAGACCAGCCATTTGCTTTTAACACAGCAGATATGTTATCTTCATAGGGGTCAAACGCAATAGCGTCAGTTATTGAACCTCTAACCATTGTATTTAAAATTTTATTTGTTGTAGAGGCTGTTTGTGCTAATTTTATAGGTGCTGTAAATATAAAACCAGTACCAAATTGAGCTATGGCACTGACTAAACTTCCTGTTGTTGATTCAAACTCGTCATTAATAACGTCTAAATTTTTTAAACCTAGTGAAACAGAATCTTTAGTTTTAAGTTTGCCGTCAGCAATGTATTTTTCTACTTGTTCTCTTGGTATATATTTAAAACTTTCACCATTTCCCCATATAAACCTACCTACATTTAATTTTTTTTCTAAGAAGTTAGTTATACTACCATACGTAGAACCTATCTCATTAACAGCTCTTTCAGCACCAGCAGGTACGGCTTTTAAAATATCTTTAGACGTAGCAAAATCTTTTACGTCATTTAATATACTTCCAAATGTAGATTGATTTTCTTGTTCTTCTTCTGTTAATTCATTAGGGTTTATTTCTTCTGCTACTGAGTTAAACTGTTCTTGAATAACAGGACTAACATCTTCTTCTATTTTTTCAACAACATTAGAATAATACTTTTCTTCTTCTGTTAGTTTATCAGGTTTTATTAAGTTATTTACTTGAATATTTTTTGAACCTTCTTCTTCTTTTATTTTTTCAACAAAATTAGAATAATACTCTTCTTCTTCTTTATCCATTTGAAACCCCTAATTTTTAATTAATTATTTTAATTTTGTCTTTTTTGCAATATTGGCACATATTTATTTCCATCTTGTTTAAAAGTGTTATCTACACTTCCACCCCAAATATAAGTAAGCATACTATCTTCACCAAGAACTTTAAAACGAAATTTAATTATTGTTCCTTCTTTATACTCGTCATATAATTTTTTATTATTAATTGCGTGTTGATAAGGACTTATAAATGTATCACTAATATTTTCTTTTATGATTGGTTCTTTAACTATATTTGTATTATTTATATTATCATCAAAATATTTTTGCACCTGTATATTTATATTCTCTTTAATAACGCTTTGTGCTTTTAAAATAGCTGGGTCTTTTCCATATGCTTGACCTTGATGAAATCTTTCAAGTCTATCATAAGTATTTTGTAGAGCAAATAGCGTTCCTTTATTTTCATCACCTTCTAAAGATTTTAAAATATTTGGTAGATTTCCAGAACTTATATCAAATTCTTCAGGCAATGATATAACACCTTGTAACATATTTGTAAACTGTGAATTAACAATTTTGTTTAATTTGTCTTGTCTTTCTGCACTCGCTGGTGTAAAAAATATTTCTTTTTCTAATTTAAAATTATTTAGTCTTAAAATTTCATTGCTAATTTCTTGTTTCTCTTCTTTACTTTTTGCGTTGAGATATGCAATATCCAATGTATCTAATTGGTCATCAATACTTTCATCATCTACTTTCGCAGGAACAGGATTAAAACTTGCTACCGAAAGATTGTTAGGTCCGGGTGCTCCATTGTTATCTATAGTAAAAAATGTTTCAGGTAAAATAGATTCATCTACTGACCTTTCTATTATGTTTTCTCTAAGTTGTTCAGGCAGATTTAACATTGCCTCTGCATATAGTTTTGAATTTACAGCACCAGCACCTTTAAATAGTGTTAGATATGAATTAAATTCTTTTTCTTTTTCTTTAAGATTTTCTTCTTCTTTTTTTTCTAATTCAAGTTCCAACTTATCTTTAAATAGTTCCAGATTCATGGACTGTTGCAAAGCCATTGCTTTTTTTCTTGCTTCCTCTTCATTTCTTTCTTCTGCACGAGCCGTTGCACCTCTTGCAAGACCTGCGAATACTGCGAGTACTGGACTAACCATTTGTTACATCTCCATTTGTTCTGTTATAGTTTTTCTAGCCATTAAACCTTTTGGCTGTTCTATTTCTCTATTTATTTCTAATGTTTCTTTTACTTCTTCATTTTCTTTACTAGGCTTTTTTACTTCTTTTCTAAAATTATCAATTACTTTTTTAGTTAAAGCAGCATCAGAAATAGTATTGTCAAATGTTTCTTCAAATCCTGTAACGTATGTAATTTTATTTACGTCACCTATATACATAACCATCTCAGCTAACACAGGCAATACTAAATATCCCAAGTCAATACTGTGTAAACCTTGATATATAGACTGGTCTATAAGACTTTGTGCAATAGACCTAACACTAATATTTGAATCTAACAAACTAGAGATGTCTTTTTTTACTTGTTGCGTTGACATTTTTTCTGTGTAGTACAGTACAGCTTCATCAACACTCACTAGCTCTGGAGGTCTTTGCCAAGCAAACTTGCCAAGTTCATCTGTAAGACCCTCTCCGGGTATAGGAATTGAGTTTAACATTTTTTGTATACTATTTACCATTTGATAATTCCTCACGTAATTTTCTAAATTGTTTAACGTATTCAACTACTTTCATTAATGGTGTATTTTCAGAGTCGTCAATAATATTTTTATCAACACCACGACTAGTTCTATTTAACAGTCCTTTTGTTTCAGGTTCTGAAGCAGTAGTTTCTTTTGACATTTTAATAATTTTATTCACAGTGCTCACTGCTTTTCTAGCGTACTTTTCTTTTTTACTTGACATTTATTTTTCTCCTAGATTATGAAAGTATGTAACCAGCTGCTTGTGCAATATCCCCAAGAAAACTACTATTAGCTTGGTCACTTGCTATTTCTTTTTGACCTTCATTTATAAACTTTTGTAATTCTAATCTATTTGCAGCGTCTGCAGCATTTTCTTGTGTTTCATGCACTCTTGCATTTTCATCTGCGTACTCTTGCCATAAGAACGAAAGCATTTGTGTTTGTAATCCAAGCATGTTTTGTACATTTATTTCATTAGCTCTATTTATTGCAGCGTTATCTGCCGTAGCTATCTGTCTTCTCCATTGTGCATTTGACTGTGCTACAACTAATTCATTTTGTGCATTAAATTGGTCTCTTTGATTTTCTATTTGTGTATTAAATTGACTAATAGCGTTTTCTTGACCTCTGTTAAACTGTTCCATTGCATTTTTTTGTGCCGAATTAAATTGATTAACTTGAGTTTTTAAACTTTCAAAAAATTGATTAACTTGATTTTCGCTTTGTGCATTAAACTGTAGTGCTGCATTTTCTGCAGACTGGTCAGACAATAAAGCATTTGCTCTTGTCTGTGCTTTAAATAATTCTATCTGTTGGTCTGAACTAAATTTTGTCATGTCTATTTGTAAAAAGTTTTGTGCGTTCATAACCTGTGCTTGTTGTCTGTTATTTAAATTAGCCATATCTAAATTAGCTAAAGCACTAGCCTCTGCCAATACGAGTGACTGTGCATTAGATAAATTTTGTAAATTCATAGTGTTTACAAGTCTACTATTTTCTAAAGCTATCTGTTGGTCTGCACTAAACTGCATATTTGCTATGTTTTCTACTTTTGCTGCGTTAATAACTCTTGCCTGAAAAGCTTGGTCAAACTCTATTTGCATAAATTTAGCACGTTGTTCTGCCTTTACTAAAGCCATCTGTTGTTTATTCCCAGCTTCTATTTGTGCTATAGGCAATGACGCTTCCATTGCAGCCTGTACGATAGCTTGTCCTGCCATAGAGGAAGCTCCTAGTCCTCTTGCTGACATCAAAGCTGTAGCTTTACGCATAGCACCTGCTGCCCATGAAGGTGTAGCACCACCCTCAAAATCTTGCATTAGTGTAGTAAGCTCATCTTTTATTGACGCTGCTTGAACTTCTCCTGTACCAAAAGCCTGACCCACTCTTGTCTGGTCAACAACAGGTGTTTCGTCAACCATTTCACCTGCTGTTATAGTACGAGTTGGTGCGTCTTGTATTTTTTGTGCCTCTCCTTTTATGGCGTTTAAACCTGACACAGCACTAGTAAGTTGTTGTTCTGCTTTTACTTTAGCTTCTTCAGATAAAGTTAAATCTCCTTTGTTTATGTCGTCTAATAAATTTTTAATGCCTGTTTCTACTTTGTTTAAATCGTCAGTAATATCTATTGTTTTAGCTTGTGCTGCAGCAGACGTAGCGTCAGGCACAGTAGTTGTAGTAGCCGTTCCTGTTTTAGCTACTGCTGTAGGGTCGGTAGAACTTACTTGACCTGTGCTCTTGTCTATAAGTTGTTCAGGGTCTGCTTGTTCAGACAATAAACTGGGTGTAACTGTTGGAACTTTACCTTCTGCTAAACTTTCTGTTGTTTTTTTAATACCATCAGTTAAGTCAACTTCTGTATCAAAAGTTTGTAAATTTGTTTTGTCACCCACAGGCAAATTAGGCGTTGGGGTGGGTGTTGGAGTGGGTGTTGAAGCTGGTCGATATTGTGGGAAAGCTTTATAAAAATTTTCTATAGCTTGTGTTGCGTCCATTTGATATACAGGTTGATTAGTCTGTCCAGTCTCTTGTCTATCTATAGCTGCTTGACCTACACCTTGAGCCATTTGCAGTGCTCTTCTTTGTTCTTCTGACATTACGTCAGTTCCCTGTTGTGCTTTTAGTACCATGCCTCCTGCGTACATTTTATATCGTTCCATAAGAACCTGTTTAGATGGGTCACTCGCAAGAAACTCATTAAACTTTCCCATGCTACCAGTATAACCCATAGAACGAGCTATTCTTTCTCTTGCCTCTGGTTTAAAATCTATTTGTACTGCCATTGTTTAGTCCTTACTTAACACTCTATCTAATTTGTCTTCGACTCTATGCAAAGCGTCTACTACAACTTTCATATCGTCACGCATTTCACTTCTTGTTACATAGTCTTCTCTTGTCCTGTTTAGTAAAATGTCAATGCGTTTAACTTCATTTAATAAATTACGAAATGCCCAAAACGCTGGTGCTATTACTATAGTTAATATTACGTTCCAAAATAATATAGGATTTATTTCCATTGCTACGAGTCCTTTAAATATTTGGCAAATAATATTATACCTACAGCACCTGCTACAAATATCAATACACCTGCAGTAACTGAAAGTATTGTCATTATTTGCTCTTTTCTTTGCATTGCAGCATACTTACTTTTTCTATGTTGTTCTTTTGCTTCTTTTCTAAACTGTTGAAATTTATTCCAACCAGACATACCACGACTGTCTATGATAACTTTTCTCAAATCTCTCTCAAAGTCTTTTGCCTTCTCATAGGCAATGTAAGATGAAAGTGGGTCGTTTTTATCGTTCTTCTTGTGTGCTTCTTTTGCTCCATCAATAAAAGAAAATAAAGAATTTATATCCTTGCTCATGGAAGAAATGTCTTTCCCAAGAGCAATGCCTTTCTTTATTGCAGTAAACGAAACTAGTGCTATCGATATAGGGTCTATTGTTCTATCTCCTTTAAGCTGTATATGTACCATTTGATGTGAATGTTATTACTTTATAACTTCCATCAGTTGTTACTGTAGGGCTACCTGTTGTAGTGCCAGTATAGTTTGCCGTAGGCACTCTAAGTATTACAACTCCAGAGCCACCTGCTCCACCAACATTACTGCTTACAGAACCACCTCCACCACCGCCAGTATTAGCTGTTCCAGCTTGTCCAGTTCCGTTCACGCCATTACCTCCACCTCCGTTTCCACCAGAACCCGGAGTACCTGCTAGGTGAGAAGCACCACCTCCACCACCAGCATAAGCTGTTGAACTACCAGTAATTGAGTTAGTTGCACCAGTACCCCCAGCACCCCCATAACTTCCTGTAGCATTTGACCCAGCAGCACCTGCTCCACCACCACCAGCAGCGTAATAAGGTGAGCCTGTGTTGCCTCCATTGCCACCACCAGCATAGCCAGACGCAGAGCCATTGAGTGTGCCACCTGTACCTCCGTTAGTGGTACGTCCGTCACCAGCACCGCCTCCACCACCAGAACCAATACCTGATGTTAAACTTGCACCTGTTGATGCTCGTCCGTTTCCTCCATGAAATTGAGATGAGTTATCAGTTGAGCCACCATAACCTCCTCCCCCAGCAGTTACTGTTGCAAATGAACCATCATTAGAGGCTAGTGTACTATCTGAACCAGCAGAAGCATCAGTTGTGTTATAAGCTCCTCCTGCACCTCCAGCACCAACAGTAGCTGTCCAAACTGTTCCGTTATCAGAATTTACTCCTGTTCTATAAAGAAGTGCTCCTGCACCACCACCCCCTGATGATGCACCACCACCTCCACCAATTACAAGGTAATCAATAGAATAATTAAAAGCTAGTGATAATGTAGAGGTAGATGTAGCTACATGTACGCCGTCGTTAGCAATCGCTCGAAAAGTGAAGCTTCCTGCGTGAGCAGTATTGGTGCTTGGTGTTATAGTAAATCTATTAGTATTATCTCCAGTGCCTTGAGCTATAGATGCAATACTACCTAAGCCTGTCGTATCAAATGAATAGGTAATTGGAAACCCATCATTGTCGGCAGCAACAGGTGTTAGTACAGTTGCACTGCCATCAGTCGCTAGGCTGTAAGTTGTATTTAATGCAGTCGTAAATGTTGGTCCTTCGTTTGGTCCAAGATAAATCTCTTCCCAGCTACTTCCACTTCTCATATAAGCAGCTGGTACACTTGAACCATTTGCATCTAGCACATAAACTATGTCACCATTCGAAGGTGAGCTTATCGCATCTCTAGCAGTAATATCTGCGACTACTGTTACACCACCTCCACCACTTGCAGATAGACTTATCAAAGTATTTATTTGACTTGACCCTATTGAAGAAAGTGATGCAAAATCTCTAGCTCTACTACTCATATTTCATACTCCTCATTATGCTGCATATGTTATTTTAGGTCTGTTAGTTAAAGATTCATCATCTAGTAATTTAAATCCTCTACGCTCTGCAAATACTTTAGAATCGTTTGCCCATTTATCTGCACAAGCTTCTAACCATCTCATTGTCATTTCATGTGTTGGCTCTTTGCCATTCTTAACAAGTTCGTTTTCGGCTGATAAATAATTGTAAACTTCGAGTTGTGCTTGAGCACCATTAATACCCAAATCAAAAATATAAATCATATTACCCTCATCAATGCTACCTCCTCTTGGTCGAGCTGAGTTTAAGGCTTGTTTCATGCAAGTCATAATATGATATTTATATTCCTCTTTCTCGTACATTTCTTCTGTAATTTCGGTAACCCCAAGATGCTCAAGCAAACTTTCATATTGATTAATAAAAAAGTTCATCTTTCTTATTGCAGCTTGAACATTATTTTGAGCGTTTGCCAAACCTGTTTGAGCTTCAAATATCTTTACCTGTAGCATCTCTCTATCTAAATCATCTTTACACTTTAATAATTTTCTTTGTTTCTTTTTTATTTTTATCTTTTGTTTTTCCATATTAATTTGAGCTTCTTGCAAAGCACTTTTTGTTTTTTCTATTTCAGCTAAAGAATGTTTGATTGAACGTATTGGTGTGATAGCTGTAACGTCAAGCATAACATTCATAAACTGTGAGTGGGATTTATAAAAATTACTTGATGCTTGTTGTACGGCAGGCATTTTATCTTCTATGTTTTTTAACATAGTCCTATATTCAGGTTTTACATCTGTAAGTGTGTTTTCTAAATTTTTAACAGTTAAACTATTTTTCATACTATCCACCATTTAAAGTTGTTAAGTCATTCCACATTTTTGTAGAAGCATCAGCAGGTACAAAATCTTCTTCACTTCCATCACTTGCTAGTTGTGTCCAACCTTTACCATTACTTGCTGTTGTAAGGTAAGTAGTTAAGTCGTCTTTACTAGCTATTTCTCCTTCTGATGTTGATATGTCAGCTCCATCATCTGCTATACCAAGCATAACATAATCTCTTGGACTAGCTGTGCCACTATCAAAAACAGGGTACATTCCTCCTGTTCCTTGTGGCACACCAAACTTTAAATAAGTAGGTATTGTACCATTTGCCTCTAATCTATATTTTACTACTTTATATGCCATTATTGAAGTCCTCCGTGTGCATTACTTGTTGCTCCAATACACTGTTTTTTAGCAGCTTGTAAATCTCCAAAATCAGTTGCGTTGCCAGTAGAGCCTATTGTTATGTAATCAATTATATTTAAATGAGTCGTTCCATAATCATCACTAGTACTTCCTATACCCCCAGCAAAAACACCTCTTGTTGCATTTGAAACTCCTCCAGTGTATTGCGATTTTCGTGTTAAATCACCAAAATCAGTTGCGTTACCTGTTGAGGCTATTGTTACATAATCTAAAACATTTTGTTTTGCAGTTCCACCTGAACTTCCACCAAGACCTCCAGCTAAAACTAACCTTGTTGAATTAGCTGCATCTCCTACCCCTTGTCTAAAAACGGATAGATTTCCAAAATCTGTTGCGTTTCCAGTAGATGCTATTGTTACATAATCTATAACATCAGTTCTATTTCCTAAAGTGTTCTGTCCTCCAGAAGTTATAGACCTTGTTGAATTAGACCCTCCTGCAGCTTGATTTCTGTTAACAGTTAAATCGCCAAAATCTGTTGCGTCTCCAGTAGATGCTATTGTTACATAATCTATAACATTTAATACAGAAGAAGAGTCTCTTCCTGCACTAAAAATAGCTCTTGTTGTACTCGCTCCTGCTGATTGATTAAAATAACGTCCAACTGTAAGGTCTCCAAAATCTCCTTGAGTTCCTACATTTGACATATTGTAATATTGTATCTGATTAAACGGACTAGCATTTTGTCCACTTAAAACCAACGCTCTTGTTGTATTACTTGTAGACGCACCATCTCCTGCAGTAGACAAATCACCAAAATCTATGGCGTTTCCAGTAGTTGCTATTTGTACTCGGTCAATAGTAGCACTGTACCCTGAGGCATCTTCACCACCAGCCCAAAAACCTACATCACCAAGAGGTTGTTGCCAAGTTTCTCCTTGAGTATTTGTTAACGCTTCTTGTATCTGCCACACTCCACTAGAAGCAGTAGAGGTAGGTGTTTGTTCAGTAGCTGTTATATATCCACCTAGATAGCGAGTTGACATTTAATTCTCCTTTAAGATAATTCTTCATATGTAATGTGACAAGTTAAATCATTTCCTGCACTTGCTGTAACACCTATTGAAGTATCTTCTTCTAAATAGTAACCCATGTTTTTATCTATTACAACCAACGTAGCGTCAGCAGGAACAGATATTGTTGAAGCAATAAGAACAGGTGTACCTGCTATATCGTCTTGAGGATAAATGCCTACTGTAATAGTAGCTGCATTTGTACCATCTACGTTTGCAACAACAAGTGAATTTACTTTAATTACTTTTCCTGAACTTGCCGTGTTTTCTAATAATTTTGTAGCACTTGTACCAGTTAGTAACAGAGAATCTGATTTGGCTGTTATTGTTGCTACATTGACTAAATTTGGTGCTGCCATTTTTTACTCCTTTTTATCCAAAAATTAAAGCCATAGCGATTGCTTTTCCCTCATTTACTAATGTTCCTGTTGTATTTGGCAATGTGCTTACAACATTTCCAGTGTAATTTGCATGGGCAGGTGGCTGTAAAGTTACTTTGTGAGCATTAGAACTTTCACAATACAAATCAATTTTAGCTACAGCACCTGAATTACTTTTTAATTCAATCAAACCACCCTCTACCTCTAATGCTGTTAGATTTGATAGTGAACCACCTGTGATAGTTACATTGCTACTTGCTTGGGTTGCCATAGTGCCTAAACCTAAATTGGTTCTTGCTGTAGAAGCAGTAACATCTGATAAATTGTTTGATAGCTGTGCATACCGAGCATCACTGCTAGTTTTAGTATAATGATTTGCAGAGTCAAAAGTAGAATATGCAACTGTCTGTAAGGAATCTCCTGAAGATGCAGCAGAACCTAAAGTTATAGTTGTTCCATTTGTTGCTGTAAAATCTGCTGGAGCTAATTTAACTCCATTTAAATATACATCTACAAAACCCACATCATACGTAGCAGGAAAAACAGTGGTTGAGCCAGTATAAGTTCCAGCAGAAGTACCTACAGTAAAACTACCTCGTTCAGATGTAGAGTTAAGAGTTGACCCAGTCATATATGTTTTTACTGTCTGAACGGAGGTCATTCTCATTGTTCCGTTGTCGTTTATGAGTATGCCGTCGCCATCAGCTACTGCTGTTGTGCCTCTCGCTGTATCTCCATCTAGTAGATTTAGTTCTGCACCTGTAGCAGTTATTGCTGTACCTGCGTAGTTTAAATTACCTGCAGCAATATTTACTTCACCTGTGCCTTTAGGTGTAATATCAATGTCTACATTACTATCGTCACCCATTGCTCCTATAACAACTGCACCACTTGTTGCTGCATTTGTTACTTCTAATGCATTTACGGCTGAACTTACAGTTTGAAACACTAAAGCCTCTGCACCATTTGCATCAGCTATAAAACCACCATCAGCGAATTTAGGTGCTGTTAGGGTTTTATTTGTTAGTGTTTTTGTTGTTCCAGCAAAATAGGTATCAAAAGTATCAACACTTGTTTGACGCATTGTACCATTATCATTTGTGACAATACCATCACCACCTGCAACTGCTGTTGTGCCAACACTTGTATCACCATCAGATGTAGTATTAATTTCTGCTCCTGTGGCACTTACACCCTCTACATTTTTATTTGCATCTACATATGCTTTAATACTTTGTTGTGTAACTAACTTAGTTGCACTATTAGATGCCATGTCATCTTCATCAGCAATGTCTGTAATTGTTACAGTTCCATCAGATAAAGAACCAAAAGTTACTGTTCCTGTGGTTGTTATAGCAGACGAACCATTATTGATTGCACCAAATCCAGAAGTAATACTACCACTATCTAAAGCACCTACAGTTGTAGCTGCAGTGGTAACTAAATTAGGCATAGCAGTTATTTCATCATCAAAATAAGCAGCTAAGTCTGTAACAGCTACTTGAACCATAGTACCATTGTCATTCAAAACAACTCTATCTGCATCAACTATAGTTGTGCCAGTAGCACTTGTATCTCCGTCCATTATATTCAACTCGGCTGGAGTAGCTGAGATAGCTGTATTACTTGAGGCTGCAAGAACTGGAAGTGTTCCTGATTGATTAGGTAAGTTAATTGTTCTATCAGCCGTAGGGTCTACTATAGTTAGTGTAGTTTCATGTGCATCAGCAGTTGCTCCTTCAAATACAATAGCATTTGCTGCATTCATTGTAACTGTGTCAACTACAGTTTGAGTTCCCTGCACTGTGAGATTGCCTGTAACTGTCAAGTTGTCGGCTACAGTAACTTCAGAAGTTGTGTGTCCTATAGTTACAGGTACGCCACTTGTTTCTGTAGCAATCTTTAATGTTCCTGTAGAATTAGATATTAAAGAGTCTGTTCCATCATGTTGTATTTGTAAGTCATCACCTGTACCTAATTTAATTATTGCAGAGTCTGGCATATCTAAATGACTAGTAGGACTGACAGTTCCTGCAAAAGTAACATTTGCTCCGTCAAACGTAGCTGATGTTGTTGAACCAGATTTAATTACAAGATTGCTACTACTATTTGTAAATGCACCATATTGTGTTCCGTCGTCTTTGAGTACAATATCTGCACCATCTGCATCTAGGTTAATATCTCCTGCCACATCTATAGTCATATCGCCAGATGATAATGCTATAGTTGTTCCGTCTATATTGAAGTCGTCAATATCAATACCACCATCAGCAGTAATTTTTCCTGTAACACCTAATGTGCTACTCATATCTACAGCACCATTTATATCTATGGTAGTTCCATTTATTTCTATTTCATTGTCAGATACTAAATCTAACACACCATCTGCTGATTGATGAATGTATGTTCCACTGTCTCCAAATTGTAACTGTCTTGTGCTATTTAATAAGACACCTGTATCTGCAACATGTGTTATCGTTACATCTTGGTCATCACCTAAATTAATAATACCACCATCAGCTAAAAATAAATCACTAAACTGTAAAGATGAAGTACCTAATGCAGCACCATCAGAGGTATCAGGAGCAAAGGCTGTAGTGGCAGTTATAGTCGTACCTTGCACTGTGCTTGAACCTGTAAATGCTCCTGTTACTCCTAGTGTTCCAGCTACAGTTGCATTTTCATCAACATCAAGTGTGTCTATATGTGCTGTTCCATTTAAAAATAAATCTTTATATTCTAATGACGCTGTTCCTAAATCTATATCATTATTTGTTGTAGGTTTTATTGACCCATCTGCTATTACAACTTGTTCTGTTCCACCTATGTCAAAACGAATAATATCTTCATCTGATGATTCTTCTACCTGTATTTTAGTGTCGCCATCAGCATCTGTGACCACAGTTATAGGACCACCCTCTGCAGCAGTTCCGTCATGGGAGTGACCTGTTACATTGTGAAATGCATCAAGTATTTTATTAAATTCTGAATTTAAAGACGAGTGTTTTACTACAAGTCCTGATTGTATCTCTGATTCTTTTTGTCTAGTATATCCTGCCATTACCTTACATCTCCTATTCCATAAGTTACAGTATAACCTTGTATACTATGACTAGCATTTGTGTCGTTTGTTACATAGTTAAATGAAACTGATTTACCTGAACCTGTAAATGTGCTTCTTTGCACTGGGGTGGGATTACCACTGTATACATCTGTTCCTGTATAATTTGCTATATTAGTTCCTGACGTATAAAAAGAAGCTGGGTTTTCATTTATTATAGATAAATCTGATGGATTTAAAATATCCGTATTATCATAATCATATGACACACCTAATGACAATGATATTACTCCTTCTGCTATCATATAAGTAGAAATACTTTGAAAAGTTTTTCTTACTTCTGGGTCTTCCATATATATAAATGGAGTCTTATATATACTTAAAATATTACCAGTGTCAAATGAAGTGCCTGATTCTTGTCTAAATACTTTACCATCAGACTCTCCATGAATTATAAATTCATCTTGACCTAAATAACCACTTGCTGCACATGTACATTCAATTCCTGATAATGTACTAAATTCAAAACCATAGGCATTTCCTACCTGACGCAATGCACCTAATATACCTTGTGACTCAGAAGCTGAAAAGAAATATCTAAACTGTGACTTTCTTCTTATTATAACTGAAGATAATGTAGATAAAACTTCATTAGATAATACTGAATTTATTGTAGCTTGTATATTTTTTGACACTGTTTCTAAATTAACGTCACCAATTTTATTTGTGCCTGATATAGGTCTAATACCATCTGGTGCTAAAAATATTAAGTCACCACCTAATTCTACCACACTATCTATTGCAAGGCAACCTAAATTTGAAGTAACTGTTTCTAAAACAAAATTTTCTGATACATTACCTGTTAACTTTTTTATATTATTTTGTCCAAATATGTACAGTACATTACGAAACTTTTTAATAGCAACTATGTCGTAACCTACATTTATGACTCCTGCACCATCAGCAGAACTAAAATTTCTTTCATCTTCAGGTGCACTAAAATATAAATTTTGTTTTTCGTTCGGGTCTCCTGCTAGAAATAAATGGTTTTGAAAAGACTCTGATACAACAGGGTCTGATGGGGGTGAACTAAAATTAGTTGACGCTGCTGAAGCTGTAGCTGACTGAGATGAGTCACCTCCTGTTAATACGTTATTTGCAGAGTACGTTCCTGAAGTTACTTCTATTATTAAAAAGTCAGAACCCTTTGCAATTACTGTTCCTGACGTTGCTGCTGTGGCATCACTAGAACTTACGACTGAAGTTATTGCTTCTCCTACAGTAAAGTTTAGTCCAACGGCAGATGTTAATGTTACTTTTAGTCTTGTTAATATTTGTTTATATGTTGAGCCATCATATGTTGCTGCAGGATTAATACCATCTGTTAATACAATTTTAGGAGTACCAAAATTTAATTCTGAAAACCTAACTTTATCTACACCTGTCATTGTGGGTAAGCCACTTGTTGTAACTGCTGTCCAACCTATAACAGTAGGTGTTGAAGTAAGTGCAGTGCTTGTTGAAAAACTATCATCAGATATTGCATTTCCATTTGTAAATACTGCTGATGGTAGCCTTCCAAAATTTACAACAATAGTATTAGAATTTTTTGATATAAGAACTCCTGTAACTGATGTAACTGTACTAGCATCTCCTGCACTTGTTCTTTCTGTTATTGTTTGTCCTACAGTTAAATTAGCGTCTGACGCTACAGTAAATTGATGATAAAAATTCCAATGATGTAAATAGTTATTTCCTGACGAAGGTGTTCTACAACCAAACACACCTTGATTTATACCATCAGAAACAAATAAACCTAGCACTGAACCTGTGCCTGTAATTGAATCAAAACTATGTGAATAACCACTTATCTTTCTATATCCACCTTCTAAGTTTGGTTCATAGTTAATTAATTGTATAGCAGAACCTGTAAAAGAATCACCTAATGTTAAAACATCATTGCCTGTATTTAGTCCACCCTTACATATAGATTTAAGTGTTCTTAGTGAATCTGCCATAATTAAAAATTATTATTTAATACATTTGTAGCAAATGCAGGTCTAACAATCATGGTAGACCTAACCGATATTGGGTCATCTAGTAACAGCCTTCTCATTTTTTTAATACCTTCATTAAATTTAAGTTGATGTATTTGTGCACTCTGTTCATTTGAACGAAAACGCATTAGATACACCATAGCACCATCTGTTACAATATATTTAAATCTGTCAGGTATAATCATTGTATCACTAAATAAAGTTAAATCATCTGGAAATTTAAAGTACACATACTCTATAATATAAGAGTCATCTGGTATTGGCGTTACTCCAAATTTATTTTCTGCAGTTTGATATATTAAGTCAGGTGCAGTTCTTCCACCTGTACCACTACTGTCTTCAATAGCTCTATATCTTTGTGTGTACTCTTCAAATGTTATAGTACGCAAAGCCTTCGCTGTATTTGACTTTGACTCTAGTGTTTTTAAATAAAATGTATCCCAATCAACACTTGCTAAATCTGTAGGAAAATCATACGTTCCTGTTCCTGCTGTTAGCGTTTGTGTTGTGGTTGTTTTTAAAAAAGGAAATTGATGTCCGTCTTGTAGTATTTCTCTAATAGAATTATTTACAGCGTCCTTTGCGATTGCCTGAACATTTGTTGCTGTAGAAAAATCACTACCTGAAGAATTTAATTGAACTTCATTTAATCTACGCAGTACATCATTGGTCAATGTTAAAAAGGTTGTTGCCATATTATATTCCTACTTGATATGTAATGAGGACAAGTTGCCTTGCCCTCACTATGTTAGTTTAAGCTAACTGGTCTCTATCAACCTCGTCAGCTAATTGCTGATGCTCTCCATTACAGTCAATAACACAAGCATATACTCGTATTTTTCCTGCTGTAACGTCAGCAGATGAAGCAATCAACTTTATATCAATCGTATCTGTAGTAGATATAAATTGTGTAAAAGTAGATGCAGCACCTGTTGTTACATCATTAGCCTGTCCATTAGAACCCTCTGCTAAGAAGCCTGTTGAAGTAACGTCACCGCCATCAATGATATCGTCACCCTCTGCAAAATCAATATCTACAGTTGGTGAAGAGCCATCAAAAGCTGTGAGTACTTCTGCTCCTGCAAAAAGCACTAAAGTACCTGCAGGTATTTCAAGTAACTGAAAGATATCTCCATTTGTACAAGAATAGTCTGTTATCTTACTGATATCCAGAATGTTCTCTATCATACGCATAGAAGTACCATTTCTGTTAGCAGGAAGAGCAGCAATGGAATTTGAGTTTACACCTGCTGTTGAACTAGCAGTCATGTCAAAAGTAGCCATATTCTAATCCTCCTTTATATTGAAGAAACATATAAAGCCCTAGTCAATGCTTCAGGTCTTAATATTTTTCTTCCGTATAGATGCATTCCTCTTACAATATCTGCAAATGAATCTGGGTCACGATATGTTTCCGTTTTGTTGATTTGCTCTGCAGATGCTACTGCTGATGAATGCCCTGCACAAATGACACCAAAATGAGTACTTCCTGTTGCAGTAGCTCCTGTTGGTCCATTACCTTTTGCAGGTAAATTGTTTGACATATACACTTTAAAGCCGTGTATATTATTAAAGATTAATCCATTTTGCAATCCTGAACCACCGAAGTCAGAGTCTAACAAACGTGAGTCCTCGTCCTTTAATAATTCAGCGAACACTGGGTCAATAACTAACCAACGTCCTTGAGTGTCAACAAACTGTTGGTCTAGTTTTCTTGACATTCTTGCAATAATAGATAATGGTGAAGCTTTAGCTGTAGTAGTATTTAAACTATCTCCACCTGCTCTTGGTACAGCCACAATAGAGTTTCCTGATGAACCCCCATTAAAGTCTGCTGCGTCTACTTGCATGGACGCTAACAATTCATCTGAACCTGCTGTTGATACAGCTTTTGTACCAGATACAGTTGTATTAGCTGCACTTGCTACAGTGTTCAAAGCAGATTGTTTAAATCCACATAAATATCCAAGAACTTCTTGGTCGAATTGGTCTGCGAGTCGATATGCTGCTCTATCACTTGCAAGACTTTGAAAGTTTATATGAGAATGTGCTTCCTCAATGTCGTCAACTTTAAAAGCATAATAGTTTGCTTTGTCAACAACAAGAGAAAAATCCTCGTCGTCAAGGTCTTGTGGAGTGATTTGAACACCTCTAGCATATTCTTTCACAGTGATTTCAGGTTCTTTGATAATCTTAACAGTATCTCCGAGTCCAGAAATCTCCCCAAAATAATCAGAGTTAGTGATAGCTTCCACAACAGATGACTTACGAAATGCAAGTTGCACCTGTTTGGAATAGATTACTGGAGAGAAATTGCCGTTAGGTAAATTACCATAACCTGCTGCTGTTTGAAAAGCCATGTTATTCCTCCTTTAGCTTTATACAGATGCGAAACTACAATTCATTTTAGTGGCTAACTTGTGTAAGGTGCAGATAAAAAGTGTATGCCTACACTATTTAAATGGGCTTAACAATATTAGGTAAACTTAAACTGATTGACGTTTGCCAGTTTGTATGTGTAAGTGGTCATGCAGAGGTTACACACACATTATTATACATACTTAGTTATACGCATAAATTCTTTTTTGTCAACACTTTTTTTAACGTGCACTACCAGAAAGGTCATAAATAAACTTACCACTTCTAATTGCTTCCATAATAGAGTCTGCTTTCTTTTCGTATTCATTTGCTGTCATTTTCTGAACGTCTGACTCTTTTATAAAAGATTTAGTTTCGTCTGCTTGTGGTGTGTTTCTTTCACCTTTCGTTGCTATAGATTTTGCTGCGTCTTTACTTGTTGACTTTTTACTTTTTGATATGCCTTTGTCTGCTTTGTATAAATCTATTGCCCTTGCTGCAGACCTAGCATCATTTTCATTTTCATATAGAGCGTCTTGCACCCATTTCGGTTGTGTTTCTGCCCAGTCGTGAAACTCGTCTGTTTCTTTTATTTCATTAAAATCTGGGTGATATTTTAATAATTCTGTTTCAGCTTTTTCTCTTGAAACATTTTGTTGCATTTCGTCTATTTGTTTTACACGTTTTTCAAGTGCGTCTGATTGCTCCTTTGCTTTTTTAATTGCTATCGTTTCTACTATAGATGCAATGTCAGGATATTGTTTTGTCCACTCTTCTATTTCTTCTTCAGAACTAGGTAACTTTATTTCTTTTTTTGTTGCTTCTTCGAGTTGTTTTTTAAGTTCTTCAAACTGTTTTTTATTTTCTTTATCTTTGTCTTGCATGTGTCTACGCAAATCACCATAGCGTTTTTTAAAAGTTTTTTCTTCTGCGCTAAGTTTTTCGTCAGACTCTTCAACGGACTTATTATCAACTTGTTCAGTGCTGTCACTAGACTTTGCTTTATTTTCTTCAATAAGTTTAGCAAGTTCCTCTTCCTCTCTTTTTCTTTTTTCTTCATTGGTATATTTTTGTCGTTTTAACACCATAGCTTTTGGTGGCTGATTGTCTTGTGATTTAGTTTCTGTTACTTGTTCGTTCATTTTATATTCTCCTTTTGGGGTAACTGTAGTCCACATCTACATGTGGGGAGTTAGTTGCCAATGGGGTGTAGTGTACTATTTAATATTTTCTTTTCATAAGACCACCTTTTTTAAATCTTCCGAGGTCTTGTGGGGTAATTTTATTAGGCTTTGTTACCCCTATTCCTTCATCATAATACTTAAATGTTTCTTCTAATAAATCATTTTGTAATTCTTTATTATCAGGAAATAATCTTTTTATATAATCTATTATATTTTGTGCAGCAAATTTTTTATTTTTTTCAGATGATGTTTGTTGTCTATATTTTCTATCTCCTCTTTTTTCTGTTAGTGATGGTGAATCTCCAATTACAGGTAATGTTCCTGTTTCTTCTAGTGGTGAAGATAGTGTTGGTGAATCTCCTATTGCAGGTCCTGCTGATAATGATGAGGGTAAATCTACTGTTCCTCTTAGTGATGAAGATAGTGTTGGTGGCACTGTATTTACATTCACTGCATCTGTGCCAAATGGAGCACCACCTGTAAGCTCAACTTCACCTGAGGGAGGAGGACTCATTGCACCTGTTTGAGTCGCTGTTTTTTGACCTATGTTTGCAGGTCTTGCTAGTGGTGTCTGTGGTTTTTCAGTAATTACTGCAGGACTAAGTGTTTTTCCCTTTTTAAAATTATCTAAACTTCTATTAATTAATTCTTTTTTTTCTGACAATTCTAATGGCAAACCTGCTACTCTATTTTTTATGTCTTCTCCTGCCATCTTTAATCTTTCTGAAAAAGTTAAACCTTCTAAAGACTTATCAAAATTTGCAAGGGTTGCTTCTTGTTGGTTTTTTCTTTCTTGTCTTTTTGTAAGTCCTTTACGTCTTTTCTTTTTTAATCGTGCCTGTTCATTTGCAAATGCTTCAGGGTCAAGTGCACTTTCAAATAACATTCTACCTGTATTAGTATCTGCATATCTATTTATTGTTTCTTGTAAACCTATGTCTGCAATTTGTTTTTGAAAACCTTTAGTATTTTTTAATCTTTCAGCTTCAGAATTGGTAAGTCTACGTCCTTTGTAAAAAATACCAGACATACCTTCACTAACACCTTCATTTAAATCTGTGTCTTCTTCTTCCTGTTCAGGAGGTGCTGGAGTTAATTTTCCTTTAACAATATCTAATTTATTTGAGATAGGTCTGTCTAAATAGTCTACTGTAACTTCTACTTTATTTCCGTCTGCGTCTAAATAATTTTTTTTGTAAAATTTATTTTTATCTCTTGTGCTTACAACGTCTGTGCCGTTACTCGCAGTCAAAACACCACCCTCAGACATTTCTTTTTTATCGTCTTTCTTTTCTTTTTTGTCACTTTCCATAACAATAATGTCAGTTACACCAAATGGTAAGTCGTCAGGTATTTCTGCTTCTTCAGAGTTGCCCATCTGACCCATCTTTTCCATTAACTTTAAACCCATCTTAGCTTCTTGTCTCATTTGCATTAATTTATTTAGTCCAATAAATCTAACAACGTCAGCAGGAAAAACAAATTCACCTTCACTTAACATAGCAGGTATATCGTCACGCACCTCTTTTTTTAAAGAACCAGAAGGCACTTCATTACCAGACTCTTTGTCAATAGTTCCACCTTCGTCTTGAAGTCCTCCGTCTTGCATAAATGCCATTTCCATTTGTTCTTCCATTACTGTGCCTCCTTTATTAAATTTATATCTTACATCACTAGGGATAGCCACACCTGTTTGAGTTGGAACAGGTTGAGGAGCTTCTGATTTCTTCCAGTATTCAACTCCTTTAGCAAACACTCGGTCACCAATAACTGTTGCTTCTTTAGCACCCTTAACAGCTTGTCCTGTCTTTAAATCAATAAATAAGTGGTGTACTCCCGGATTAAAACCAATTTCTACTAAGTCTTCATCACTATCTAGTAGATTCTTATTAGGTACATATTCACCATCTACAGACATAGCATTAAATTTACTTTTAGCTTCTGGGGTATCAATACCTTTTATTTTAGATGCAATTCCTGTTCTACCAGTTTGACTTACACTAAAGACTACATTCTTAACTGTAGCGAAAGGCAAGTAAGATAAGGCTTTACCACTAAAAGAACCTTTGTGTAGTGTCTGAAGTTTATCCAAACCTTTAGGCATGTCAGGAATTTTAGAGTTTAGATTTAAGCGAATTCCTACTTTTGTACCTTCAGGCACTTCAGCATTCATAAGAGCATTTGCCCTAGTGTTTCCTGCTGTAGCATTCTTAGCTTTTTCTGTCATCTCAACAGCAATAGCTGCATCATATCTTTTTAGAAACTTACCATCTTGTAGTTTTTTGTTGATACCAATTTCTAATGGTTCAGAGGGTACTACATCAGGTTTTTTACTAACAACTGATGTTGTATCTGCAGGTGGTAAATCTGTGTCTACTAGTTTTTCTGTGTTGCTTTTAGGGTCAACAATTTTAATATCTTGCTCTTCTATATCTTTTATTTGTTGTTTTAATACATTATCATCTAACTGTTCTGTTTGTTGCACAGTTTTTTTAGGAACTTGTTTTTTAATCACTTCTTTAAATAACTTACCTAGAACTGCCATTTATTTCGTCCTTTAATTTTTTTAATGTACGTAATGTGTTTACAGAACCTTGTGACCTATTTAAAATAGTAACACTGTCTGTCTGTTCCATTATTCTGTGTTGTTCAGTAATTAAAAAATCTAAATACTTACTGAACTCTTCCCACTGGTGGTGATTGCTCACCAGTGCCTTGAGCTTCTTGAGGTGCTCCTGCTTGTTGTTCATTACCTGTAAATCCTTGTTCACCGGGAGTTGGTGCTACTCCTGTTCCTATTGTGCCACCTCCTGCACCAGTTGGGTCATTTGGGTCTGCTCCTGCAGGTGGTTGTTGTTCTTGTTGGGGTGTTGTGTCAGGTCTCATTGCTTTCATTAGTTCAGCTTGTATTGCTGCTTCGTTCATATTATTTGTTACTTTATCTGGGTCTAAGTCCATTGTCTTTGCAATTTCTCTAATAATATATTGAAACTTAGCAAAAGGTGCAAGTGCAGGATTAGAAGCAACTCCTAAAAACTGCATGAGTCTTTGACTACGCACTTCATTTGCCATTAAACTTTCTGTTCCTCTAGCTTTTATTTCTAAGTCACCCTGTATTTCTGGGTCAAAGTCAAACTGCATATTAAATTGAAAGAAACCCTCGCCTAAAGGTCTTAGTAAATAGTCATCTATATTTTTAATTACAGTTTTTATGTTACCACTTGCAGCGTTCATTAACATAGATATACCACTGGCTGTTCTTCCAACACCTGTAATACCTGTTTGCCCATGTGCAAAAGAAGGAAAGCCTGTGCTTTCGTCTGCTAATTGTCTAGCTTTATCAAACAACTGCATATTTTCGTTACTTACATTTGGAAACTTTGTACCAAATATAGCTTGTCCGGGTGCACCTCCCTGTCTTCTAAATACTTTTCCGGGGTACACACTTAGGTCTTGTCCGGGCACTAAATTAGTTTCGTCCACTTCTATTAAAAGATTTCCTGACAACACGGCATTGTCAACTGCCATACGCATAAATCCGTTCATTAGTGTCTGTGTGTCGTCCATGTTTTCTGCAAGACCCACACCAAAAAAACTATAGGGATTAAGTTCATAAGGTGCTGCCATGTAAGGTATCTTCATAGGCTTAAATGGGTTTAAAACCATTCTTATTAATTTATTATTACAAATCCATACGTTTGCTTGTAGTTCGTCAAATGTTTGTAACTCCTCTGGTATCTCTATATCTTGTTCTTTCAGTAAACTTGTATCTACCATACCCCAATATTCAAATACTTCAAATCTCTCAATGTAATGTGAGTCAGCGTAATCTCCTAAATCGTCTTCCCAATATTTTTTATTATAGTCTTCCCCCATTGCAATACAGTCATCTATAACCTGACTTCTAAAGTATGGACGTTTTTTAAGTGCTCTTAATTGTGAACGAGACATCTTGTGTCTTTCAATAGCATATGTTGCTTCGTCCATGTTACTTGCGTCTGGGTCAGGATAAAAATTCCACACAGATACATTAGATAACTGTGGTATTGTTTTAAACTCTGGGTTGTAATCACCTTCTTCATTCCAGTTTGGATATTCTTTATCTACAGCAAAAGGTCCTTTCATTACACCAGTTCCAAACAACGCCATTTCAAAAGACGTAGTTCTTAAATGTTTGTTTGCACCTGACTCTTGTAATTGGTCGTGTATTTTCTTTTGCATTTTTTTAGCTGCAATCATGGCAGGACTAAACGTAACTGAGGTAGGTGTTTGACCTGCACCCTGCTCTAGTCCATCTATGTCCTCTAATTTTTTAGATAAAGGACCTAGTTTATCATTTAAAGAAGTTTGTGTAGCACCAGCAGGAAAGTCCATGCCGTCACCTGCAAAACCATACGGACTTTCGTTTTCATCTTGTTTTATAGCGTCTGGTTTTTGTGGGTCAAAGTTTACATTTTCAACAACACCCTCTGGTAATTCTGTTGGCTCTACTGTTAAAGGAAATTTATTACCTGCAAATAAAACGTCAACAATTTGTCCGTAAGCAGCAAGTGTTTTTGTTTTTGTTACTTTTATAAACACCCTAGACTTTTCAGCTTCTGTAAATTGAATATCGGAACTATATAGACCTCTGTAATTTTTATAGGCTCTTAACCATCTTTGTTCGTCATTATATCTATAGTCTTCTGCTTTATGATATCTACCCATTACAAAAGGCACAATATTTTCTACGTCATAGTCCTGTTCATTTTCTTTTTCAGAGTCTGCCAACGATACAGCGTCGTCATCTATCATTACTTCATTTTCTTCTGCCATAATTAATTTTCCTTGTTTACGCAGTCTAATTGTATTCTATAGTACTCATTGCTTTCGTGTTTATTCCAGTTGTCTTCATTAATAATTTTATTACACTGCTCTAAAGTAAATAGTTCTTTTAGTATGTACTGATTACCTGTGTACACCCAGTCTTCTCCATTGTAACCCCATATACTAATTAATAATAAATACATTTTCATTTTTAATATCCAAATGTTTGGTCTGCGATTGGCATACTATTTGGTCTTGATGCGTGTGGGTCATAGTCAAAAATACTAAATCGTGGTCTTGACATAATACCATATCGTAGAGCGTCATACAAGTGGTCCTCTGAATTAGTGTCTATATCTTCAGGGTTCTTTTTATCCAACGGAATAGCAGGTAACTGAGATATAAGATTAGTACAATTATTAAATATAACAAGTCGAGGCTCTTCTGTAAACTCGTCCACTTGTAGTCTTCTATGTATTTCATTTTTACCTGCAACTCTTGACCCTTTACTTCTATCTGATTGTCTCCAACGACACCCTTTACTAATCATTTGCTCTGCTAATGAAGGTCCTGTATCTCCACGTTTATGCCATAAACTACTGTCTAGCACTCCGTATCGTATGTTTCCGTCTCCTGCTTCAGCTTCTAGTATCATGTCTGCTAAGTCCGTTGCAAGTACTTTTGAAACATAAAGTTCTCTGTATACCACAAGTTGCTCACTAGGATTAACAGCAATCCAAACAACTGCAGACTTACTTCCATACCCATAGTCACATGCCCTAAACTTAACCCAATTATTAGGTATATTAAAAGGTTCAATAACATGTACGTCACGATTAAACTCAGTAAACGCTGCTCCTTCTTTAATATCCCAATCCCCATCAAGTAGTTGTCTTCTTTGTTGTTCAGGTAACGAAAGAAGCATTGCTTCATAATCTCCTTGTTCAGAGAGATATGGATTGTCAGTGAGTCTAGCTGGTATAAACCTACGTTTGAACAAAGCTTGACCTGCTTTTTTATGACCTGAAGGATATCGTAATGTTTCTCCTGTTTCAATATCTTTTGCCTCAAATGATTCTCCTGCAGGCGCAGGGTCAATAAACATTTTTTTTACCCAGTGATGACCCCTGCCTCCGGGGTTTGTTGTTGCTCTCATGTACACTGGTAAGTCTGGTGATGTGCTTCTTAAACGTGACCTCATGTAATCCCAAGCAAAAGGTGTAGACCATTGTGTCAGTTCGTCAAATCCTATCCAACTAAATGCAAGTCCTTGATATCTTAATACGTCGTCGTCTCTGTCAAGATAGGATAGCCACAGTCTTGCACCTGACGGAGCTACCCATTGCATTTTTCTTTCAGACCATTTTATTCCTTTCCAGATTTTTGGGTATAGTTCTTGAGATTTGAATATAAGTTCACGTAACTCCTCCGTAGTGTGACGTAAAAGCAACCCACTAAAATGAGGGTGACCCATATATCTAAGTGGGTCTGAAAGCATAGCATAAGATTTTCCACCACCTGCACTACCTCCATATAAAACCTCTCTTTCACTTGCAGCTAGAAAGTCTGTCTGAGGACCTTCATTAGGTTTAAAAACAACATTGTAAGTTTCTTCAATAGGTAGTTGAGTACTAATACTAATGGACTGTTTTGTTTTCTTGGGTTGCACCTGTTCTTTCGGCTTCGATTTTCTTCGCTTTGGCGATAGCCTTTTCTGCATACTCTGCCCACTTGCGAATGCTTCTAGCTTGGTTCTTACGTTTTTTTTCATTATGTATTCGTTTCCTTAAACCTACGTGAGAAATGTATCGTCCTGTTTGTGTTGTCAGCCAGTTTGCTACTTCACGAAATGAGTATTGTTTAACATAGTCTTTTGCCATTTCGAGTTTATCAAGCTCATTTATAACAGGCTGTAATAGTTCAGGGTCTTTTTCGTCAACCACATAACCAAAAGGTATCTGCCTTGCTATTCGAGGTATGGGTATCCACTCTTTATCTTCTTTTATATCTACTGGTTGTGGTAGTTCCCAACCTCCTAAACTTCTACTCGTCATCTTCTTTTGCCTTCGGTGGCATAAGCATTACTCCACCTGACGTTTCAACCTGCACCTTCTCTGTTTTAATCAAACCTGTTCGGTCTAATAACTCTTTTGCTGCCGACATCTTATCTCTAATACCAAGTTCTGTTGGGTCTAACAGTCCACCAGCTAATGCAACTGCAGCTTTTGGAGCATTACGAGCCATATAAGACTGTGTTGCTTCCATTATTTCCTCTTTTAAGCCATTTACTATTTCCGTTGTAGAACTTCCTTCTGCGTAACCTGCTAGTTTTTTTGCCATTACAACGTCTCCTGCAGCTCCGTCAAATAAAACTTGCATAAACTTTTGTTGTTTTTCCGTTAATTGCCTAGCCATTATATTTGTTCTCCTATATTAAATCTTTGACACATAGGTTGAGTATACTGAAAAGATGGCACTAATTCTAATGTCTTTGCAGCGTCTGCAGCTACATGATAACACTGCTCTCTGGTGTTTGGTTTAATGTCACCTTTTGTAATAATTACACAAGAATCTGCAAACATTGTTGTACACGTAATCACCATTGCTACCCACATAGTTACACACCACTTAATTCAAAATGAGGTCCGTCAATGAAAGGTCTTCTACCCTGACTTCTTCTCAGGTCAATATATTCATTCATTACTTCTTCCATACTTAAATTAGTATTTGCTATGTCTTCTACATGCCAAGCTGCACCCCAACGTATTTTTACGCCCTCTAGCTTTGCAGCTTCCTTCATAGCGTCTGCTATGTTGTCGTAGACACTCAGTTCCCATGAAGCCCTCCCTCCTACATACGCCATTAAGTCAACTGCTAATCCGTCAATATGTTTTGACTTCATAGTTTGACTAGCACCTTTTTCTACTAAAGCTTTTTGCTCTTCAACTGTTCTCAATCCACATATAACTCCAAAGTCTACTTCTGTTAATGTTATAGCTTTTTTAACAACCTTAACTAAGTTTTCGTTTACCCCTTTTAACTTTGATAGGCTCTTCTTTGATAGTTTGAACGTCATCTTTTTTTACCTCTTTATTTATTTTTTCAAATCTACGTCTATCTTCTTTTTCTTTACAGGGAAGACAAACACTATTTACTTTCCTAAACTTCTTTTTTTTATATGTGTATACGTCAAATACTTTAACAGGTTGTTTACAAATAGAACAACTAGGCACTAACTTTGTCCTTCAGCCTGTCCTTGCTTCTTTTTGTTTTCTGTTGTTCCGTATCTCTTTGTAACTTTACCACCTTTATACATTATAGTCATTCCTGTTACACTTTGTCTATTTGGTTTAGGCACACTATATACACTTCCTCCAAGCATCATTTTTTTCTTTTGTTTCATTTTGTTAGCCCTTTCTGCTTTTCATAAGTTCTTAAACCGCCAATCCCAAGCAATCCTCCTAACACAGGTAAAAGTGTAGACATATCAAACTCTGGAAGTTCAGGTATTTCTGCACCGAATAAAGCTGCAAAGAAGATTATGCAAGGTTGAAATATGTAATGGTAAAAAAAAACCAACGCACACGTCCAACCAACTGCGGGTCGCCAACCGCCCTTAAATAAACTACCTGATTGTGCCTCAGCTTTATTTATTTCGAGTTGTGCCAATAAAGCTTGTTGAGCATGTTTATCAGCCATAGTGGCTAACTCATGTGCCATCTTGGCTTTTTGGTCTTTGTCTACAATTACTTTATCTAATATTTCTGTTGCTGGACCTATTAGACTACCGAGTATACTCATGCTCCTCCACACATACAATCAGGATTACCACAACCTGTTGCTTTTTTATTTTCATCTGCTTTTGAAACTTTACTACCATTTACATATAAACCAAACCAAGCAGCACCTGCACCCACAACAACAGACACAAAACCTGCTTGTGCGTTGTTGGGGTCAGATAAACTCATGAACCAATTACAGGTTTGGTAAAACACAATCATGTACGCTAATATTAAAAGTCTGGGTATAATTCTCCAAGAGTCAAGTTTTTGTGATGTCATTATCTAAACCTACTAGTTTTTTTGGCAACACTTTTGGGTTGCTTAACAAATTGTTTACCACTTGCCTTCCCTTTTCGTTTTGCCCTAGTTGTACGAGCATACTCACTATCACTAAGAGCAGCAATAGCCTTTGAAGGCAAGTATCGTTCTCCTGTAGCTTTTGGACCTTGTGTTGAAGGTTTGCCACTTTTAGTTCTCCATTTTTGTTTTGTCCAGTCTTTTAATGACTGTTGTGATTTTTTAAGTGCCATTTTTCTTTATTTTAACTAGTTTATAGCCTTTATCAGCAGCAGCTTTTTTGATTGCAGCTAGTGTCATTTTAGTACCACCTTTAGTGGACACTCCACCAGCTTTCATCTTCATGCCACCTTTAGTAGACATACCACCAGCTTTCATTTTACCTACTCCGTCCATAGCAAATGTAGGTATCATCTTACCTGTTTTAGGGTCTCTTGACATTGGCATACCACCAGCTTTCATTTTCTTTCCACCTTTAGTAGACATACCTCCGTATCTCATTTTCTTTCCACCTTTCGTGGACATACCCCCATACTTCATTTTCATACCACCTTTTGTTTTACTGTGTCTTGGCATTTTAGTCTCCTTTGTTTTCTTTGTACAGATTGTTAAATGTTATCTCTGGGCTAAGATAACTGTCGTGTATCTCTGCTGAATGTAGATACTGACTTGGCTTAAAGTCAGGTGCACCCTCACCTGTTTGCCACAGAGCAGGACTCGTTGCTCTGACTCTGTTATTTGGAAGTGCAACAATGTTGCCTGTCCATTCTCCTGCGTCTGTTAACTGCAACACATGACTTTGTTTATGTTGTGCTGCGTCATCTGAAATATGACTTTCGGTATAGTCTACAGTAAATAAGTACTTAGCCTGATAAAACTCTCCGTCTATTTTACATATCCACGGACTAGAGCTGACCCTGTCTAAAACAACAACCGAGTGATGATGAGAACTACAATCCCACGGCTGTACTAAATGTGTTTCCATTCTAGCAGGAAACTGTTCGTGAGGCTCATCTGATACAAGTGCTGTAATTGGCATTCTTGCCCACATTGCACCCCCATGTATATTTTCACTGTCGTCAAAGTCACTTTCACAACCTGTAAACACAACCTGAAAACTTAAACATCTATCTGGTATTGTGTTCACTGCAATCGCTTTTGCGTGTAAAAATTCACCATGATATTTTTCATGGTTATGTGTAAACTCTTTTCGTACCCAACAATTAAAGTAGGGTACGTTACTCATTAAGTAGGGCATTAAACTTTATTCCTTTCGTGCTGTTTTTTCAACTGAAGTTTAGCCTGTTTAGATAGTCTGACCACTTCAGTCTTGCCCATAACTTTAGCACGTTGTTCCATCACAGTCAATATTTGTATTTTACGAGCATAAGGTTTTTTTATTCGTTTAACCTTCGCTATTGTAGCTTTTGCGTCCTTGACTGTAGCGAACTTAATACCAACTGTGTCTTTTGGATTTTCGTCGGTATAGAGTCTTCTGTCACTTCCCTTTGGTTTTTTACCTGTTCCTACTTTAGGGTCAGGTTTTCTTTTTTTCATATTCAGTCCATGCCCATATTAGATTTGTACTCTTCATAGTACGCTGGGTCACTCTTACCCCCAGAGCCATCTACTCCAAAGTTACACCCTATTAGCAATACAAACGCACCGATTGAAGCGTAACTAAAATAACGTAAAAACTTTTTAAATATTATGTACGCTTCTTCAGCTTGTTTTTGTGCTACGGCTTTTACGTCTAATTTAGGGTCTTCTTTTATTTCAACTCTGACAACTGGCATATTAACTCTTATAACCTCCACCTGCAGCTTTATATTGTTTAGCTAACATCTGTGCTTTTCTTGCTGACCACTGTCCGGGTGCTCCACCCTTATTACTTGCTTTTATTCGATTAAATAAATTTTTACGCATGGTTGGTTTGGTGTAGTTACCAGCTTTGTTTACTGAGCTACCTTTATTTAATTTAAGTGCTGTCAGTGCTTTTGCTTGACCTGCATGTGCTTTACTTGCTTTCTTTAGTTTAGTTGCAACTTTCTTTATTGTTGTTTTTGCTTTCTTTACTTTGTTCATTATGAAACTGCCTTTACTGCCACACTGGCGATAATTGCAAAAACGATAATAAAAATTATAATATTTACTAAACCAAATGTAGTGCCGTGCATAAAATTTACAAAGCTGTCTCTTTCATAAGCTTCGTTAATGTCTGGTGTTGTAGGGTCGTCTGCAATGTAGTGTCCTTTTTTGTTACGTGCTCTCTTTTTATTTTCTGCCATTGTTACCTCTTTTAGTTAGTCGTTATCTTGGGTATTTCAAATAAAGAAGCAACAACGTGTAGTCTGTTTGCCGTTGCTGCCTGTACCTTTAAAATGTCTCCCGGTATTAATATCAAGTCCTTTGTTAGTAATTCAACTGTTGCGTTAGCACTCACAGCTTTTGTTTTAAATAAACTAAACACAGACCCTGCACTATTTACCAGTGTCACTGTTATCGTGTCTGCATTGCCACTGTCTTCCGATACAAGGATTGACTCTATGATTGCACTACGTCTACTGGGTGCACTGTACAGAGTAGTCAGGTTGTTTGTGGTCAGGTCAACCTTTGCATTTTCATATCCTGCTGTACTAATTACGTTTGCCATTTATTTTAGCTTTGGTCTTTTAGGTGGTGGAGAAGCCTTCGATAGTGTTCCTGAAGGTTTAGGTCTTTTAGGTGGTGGAGAAGCCTTTGTTATTGTTCCTGTCTTTTTTGTTTTTTCTTTTTGTTTCTGTTTTTCTTTCTCTTTTTCTTCTCTATAAACTTGTCTTAATAATTCTTCTATCCGTCCTTTTTGTTCACCTCGTTTTAAAGCATCTTCTATTCTTTTTTTGTTTCTGCCTTGAAGAACTTTCTGTGTTCCTATAGTTCCAGCGGCAACACCTACACCAGCAGCAACACGTTGTCCTGCACGAAAAACTCTTTGACCTTTAGAAAAAGGTTTTATTTTAACTTGTCCGGGTTTAGGTTTAGTTGTTATATCTCTTCCGTGTTTTTTAGCTTCATTGAAAGCTTTTTTACCAAATCGTGCTATCAACTTTGTTGCAGGTATTCCTGCTCTTATAAGTGCTACTATTATAGGTACTGCCATTTATGTATCTCCTTACCATTTTACTCTATGAGACCAGTACTTCGCTGACAGCTTCGTTGTTGCCTCGCCGTGTCTGGCATAATAACTTTTTCTACGTGCCTTGTCCTTCGCTGTCTTTGGATTTTTACCTGCACCTCGTACACCCTGCTGTCCAAAGCGTATAAACTTGTACTTACCACTCTCAGATGCCATCACTTTATGTGATTTTGTTGGGTGGTCAGGGTCACGTTTAGCTTTGTTTACACCTTCAAGCCCTTCAGCTTTCATTTTGTTCTTGACACGTTCAGGAATTGCCATCTGTCCACCCTTCAGCCCTCATTGCTCTTTCTACATGCTTCAAAGAAAAAGACTTACCATAGTGTGCGTCCACTGCTTTCTTTACATAGAAGACATCACTGTGGGGAATATGTAATTTATCCAAATTATCTGTACGTAGTGCTTCATAGAAAGCTTCTAATACATTATCTGTACATAGTTTTACTGATTTTTTAGCCATTGTCAAGTATTTTTAAAATAAAAAACACTTTAAATGTACGTATTTTAATCTTTATAAGTACACTTACAGTGTTTACACTTAAAGTGTTTTCATTTAATGTGTTTTTTTATTATTTCTAGTGTACATTTACAGTGTACACTTTAAGTGAGTCCTAGTTTTTTTAGGGTATACATAATTATATCATTTTTTTAATCCCTTGTCAATACTTATTTTGTATATATTTAAAATAAATCAAACATTTTTATGAATAGTTGCAAATGTGTTACAGTTAGTGTATGTGGTTAACAGTGAATTTTCCTAATCTGTGTATTTGTATGTACATATATACGCTAGGGGGTAGGGTGGCACTCGCAGAATGTTGCTTTTTTTCCTTTTTTTTTATTTTTTTTTCTTTCTTTTTTTAAAAAGTTTTTTCTTTTTATAAATGTTTTATACTTTTTTTAATTTATTATTTATTTTTATTGAGTATTTTTAAATTTATTAACTCATATATTATCAGTTACTCTTTAACGTCGATTAAAAGACTGTAATTTTTGAAGTGTAACGTTTAGCAATGACCATGCTCAATTTTTAAAAGTTAATGACACATTATATATATACAAAATTATGTGTTGTATTTTTGCAACAGTAAAAGCAGCTAAAACATTTTTTTTAAATTCAGTACAAATTATTTAATTTTTTTTGTTGACACTTTTAATTAAAAGTTCTAATGCTTAATTATAAAAAATGAAAAGGAATGTTTACAATGAATACATTAAAAGAACTAGGTTTAACAGTAACCACATTAAAACAATTTAATAAGTTAGATAAAAACAGAAAAAATAAAATTAGATTTTTTCATAAAATTAGAAACAATAAACCAACGATTAAAACTTATGAAATAGATACTGACTATGGTTACTGTAAAAAATATAATGTTTATCACATTAAAGATATTGAAGGTTTTTTAGGTGATAATTTAACTTTAAAACCTAATACTTTAATATGTTACTATAATTAATTAATTTAAAATGAAAAGGAACTAATACAATGAATACACAAAACACAATATCGAATGATGAATTAAAAGTATATGTATGTAATAAAAGAGAGGCAGTAATTATAGAAAATGAAATATTATTTAAAAAGAATAAGAAAAATATTAATTTTAAATTAGTTGGTAATGAAAAGTATTTTTATGCGAATGAGTGTGCTATATTTACTAGAGAAGTTATGAAACATGGATTTTCAAAATTTGATTATCATAAAAACTTAAATCATTTAAATGAAGATATCAAAAAATATGGAATATCTTTTCATAAATACTCAATTAATATTGGATATACTCAATATGGTACAGATTTAAAAAGATTTAAAAATAAAGATGAATTACTAGGTTATGTTATTGGATATAATGAAGCTCTAAAAGATGAACTCACCGTATTAATGCAAGATAGATAATTATTTTTTGAAGCATCTTTTTTGGTGCTTCAATATGTAATTATTAACAAAAAAGGAAAGGAACTTAAAAATGTATATAGAAGATGTAAATGAAATAAAACTTGAAGCACATAAGCGAAGTGACTTAACAGGAATAATTGCCTTTACACTTGCCACAATTCAACAAGGATTGAGCACGTGCACACGTCAAGCAATGGACGTAAAACGTAACGGATACAATTCGAGTTCTTTGTGGGCTTTAAAGTCACAAGGTTTAAAATATGCAGTAGACAACAAAACTTTTTTATACAACAAGGCTATACATATTATAGAAAAGTATGGTTGTGAGAGTGAAGAAGCTATATTTGAAATACTAAAACTATTCTTTTTAATACCTAGTATTGGAATAGTAAAGGCAGGTTTTATTGCTCAAATGTTAGGTTTTAATATTAGTTGTTTAGATAGTCACAATTTAAAAAGATTGGGTTTAAAACAAACACATTTTAATGTAAATAAAAAAGCAAAAACAAAACTTATTGATAAAAAGATACGTGAATACATTACACTATGCCAGAAAAAAGGTAGTGAATATTGGTGGAATACGTGGTGCGAAAATGTGGCTGGAAACACGCATAATAAAAGTTTACCAGATGCACAAGCAGTTTCAAGATATCATGTAGACACTGTTAATTTATTTTACGACGCAACGAAGGAGCTTTAAAAATGATATACAATATAATAATTAAAATCATGTACATACTTATGTACGCATTCACAACAATAAGTTTTATAGCTTTAATGATATTTTTACTAGCAATGGGAGGATAAAAAATGTATGTAATATATAATCCTTTAGATAAAGGAAAGACTGTTAATTCACAAGCATATTATGAGCAGTTAGAAGGTTTTACTATAAAAAAATACTTAGGGGAAGATGCGGAGGGATTCCCCGAATTTATTTTAACCAAGCCTAGATATGAAGATGTTAAAATTACAGTAAGTTCTGACCCAGAAGCTACTCATGGTGGGTATTTATTTATAATAAATGTAGGAGATAAAAAAGGAGAATGAAAAATGACATTAACAGAAAAACAAATTATTCATATTTTAGATAATAACTTAATTGATACTTGTAACGAAAAAGAAAAAAAACAAGTATTTAATTTTGCCTTCGGTGAAGAATTTATAAAATCAAAAGACAAAGGCACATTAAAAGAATACGTAGAATAATATTTTACAAATAGTTTTTGAAAATAAGAGAGAGGGAGAATGAAAAATGGAAAACATAAAAGTTAAAGATAGTAAAAATGCAGAGCAAAATGTAAACCATGATTGTTGGGAGTATCCAATGTACTATGAATTTTTTGTAGAAGGAGATACTCATAGATATCATGGTTACGAATGTGAAATATGCGGTAAATTATTACAAACAGGATAGGTGATATATATGCAACACAATTAAAAAAAAGAAATAGAACATTTAATTTTTTTGTAGACAATGTAAGTAACTATTTTGTACAGTACGTACATACACAAAACATATTTAAAAAAATGGAAAGGAATATGATATGTTAGATTTTGTAAACAGTAATTATACTACATCAGAAACAATTTGGAACAGTGTAGAAAGTCAATTACCTGACGACATTAAATTTTCTGTAGGCTATGAACCTACTAAAATGTACGGTAAAAGATACGTTATTAACAGAAGAAAAGATGAAGTCATTGGAATTGTAGGTGACAAATTTAATACAGTAACACACTCAAAGTTTTTTGAAACTGTTGTAACACACGCAATACAAAAAGTAATTAGTTTAGGTATATCATTACATCTTTTAGAAAATATGGAAGTGGTTTGTCAGACTGGTAGAAACAATGCTTTTGTTATGTTACAGTTAATTTTTCCTGACTGGAAATATGAAATTACCACACGTAATCACGCAACCGATATTGCACAGAGATTTATTTTTCTACATGGTGTAGATGGTTTATGCTCTAATCAATTTTTTGGTGGTGCAATAGATATGTTCTGCTTAAATGGTCAAGTTTTAGGTGACTATGAAAAAGTTAGAAGAAAAAATACTACAGGTTTTTCTATTAAAAACTTTGGTTCTGAAGTGCAAGAATGTATTAAGTCATTTAATAACAATGCAATTAAACTACAAAAATGGGCAGACAAAACACTTGACCACGTAAATGTAGAGGAAGTTGTTAAAAAGTTATTGAAGTCAGACAATAAAGCAGAAAAAATGTATGCTTTATATCGTCAAGAAGTTTCTAACAGAGGTAACAATATGTTTGCTCTGTATTCTGCACTAACTAATTACAGTTCGTATGCAGACACTAGAAATGGTTTTGCCCTTCGCAATACTTCTGGTGGTAGAAATGACACTCACAATATGTTTAAGCGAGAACTTGAAGTATCAAAATGGACACACTCAGATACTTGGAAGTCACTTGAAGTAGCTTAATATTACACCCACCCATTATGGAAGTGTTACAAAACTGTGGCACTTCCAGAAAGGAACATAATAAATGACTACACTTAAAACAATATGTTATGTATGTAATAAAAGAGAAGCAGTAATTATAGAAAATGATACAAACTATATCTGTGCGAAGTGTAAATTAAAAGAATGGTTTAAAGAAAAGGAGAATGAAAATGGCTAATAAGTACTACACAGTAGAATTAACAGAGAAACAATATAATCATATTCATAATGCTTTGAATTGTTATGAGCATGATGTTCATATCGAAAAATTATCTGGGCAAATACAGTTGCATAATGCAACAGTTAAAGCTCTAGAAAACTATGGAGTAAGTTCTTGTAGGGAGAAAAAAAGAATTGATACATTTTTTTTAAAAATAAAGAAAGAAAATCAAAATAATAAGTTTCGTAGCTTTGATGATATTTTTACTAGCAATGGTTTTGCCCTTCGCAATACTTCTGGTGGTAGAGGAGAATGAAAATGACTAAGGATATAAATTTGATAGATGGTGACTACACACTTGTAGATGGGAGTGCATGGTTCACAGTCAATAAATTTTCTGTGCGTATTCATTCGACAGACGAGGGAATTATCACCGACATTTTCGCAGTTGGTAAAGAAAACGAGAACGTTATTGCTTCTACCTATGCCTTCGACCACGAGTGTGAGGAGGATTGAGAATGAAAATGACTAATGATTATCAAAAAACTTTTTTTGCGAGATGCATTGAAGACCTAAAAATCCCAGAAGGTTGGGAAGATTGTAGTTGGGTCAATGATGCTTGCCCGAGCTTTTACACTAATGGGTATCAAATTTTTGTAGACCATGCAGACCCAAAACAAAGGGAAGTTGGAGAGGATTCTTTGAGATTTTCAATATTCCTAAAAGCTGAATATGGAGTCGGTGGTTGGTGTATTCAATCGGATGACATAGAAGAAATTATAAAAGAAACAAAGGTATCTATTCTTAATAGACCTAAAGAATTTAGTGTTTGAAAATGAAGAATGGGAGAATGAAAAATGTACGAGCAATTAAATAGACAATTCAAAGGAAGCGAATCTAAAGATGAGGAATGGTACAAACTTATTGAAATTGAAAATGACCCAACGAAAAAAAGAAATGAGAAAGTCGAGTTTTGTATATACATGAATAAAATTTCTGACAATTCTTGGAGGTGGTTAGAAAAATCAAACGACAAAGAACTTGAAAGTGAATTTAATTATTGGACAGAAGAGATGAAACCATGCAGTTAATTTATAACAAATATTATTATAATCCTTTAGGTAAAGGAGAGGTTTATAAATGTATAAATATATTATTACCTATCATAATTTAATTGAAGCTGAAAATATAGATGATGCGTATGAGCAACACTCTATAGATAAAGATAACCTTAACAAGTTTTTTTTACAACGCATTACAAAAAAGTATGATACAACTAATGACAGTACGTTAAAGAGTATATTAAATAACTTGGTTGAACACTTATCAACAAAAGGAATTTATGAGAGAAAAGCAATACTAGACCTACCAATAGGTTACATTTTAAAAAGAAAGGAAAAAGAACATGAATAAAGACAACCCAAATTTAAAACGCATTACGTTATTAGCTGAAGATGAAAGATTTAAAACTGTACCATTACTATTTAATCTAACTGAAGAACAGAATAAAGAATGGCAAGATAGATTTCTTATTAGTAATTATGGTAGGATTATAAGTAAAAAAAATGGCAAGTGTTTAAAGTTAGGTCAAACTCAGAGAGGTAAGTACAAAATTTTTGCCACGAAAATTGGTGGTAGAACAAAGTCACAAAAAGTTATTGACGATAAACAAAAAGGTAAAGACTTATGTGTGCGTGTACATAGACTTGTAGCAATTAGTTTTATACCTAACACGAATGGTGAACTAAAAAACGTAGGACATTTAGATAAAGATAGAAATAATAATTCTGCTAGAAATTTATATTGGAAATAAAAATGAACATTAGAAATTTACAAGTACAGATTTTACTAGGTATTGTTATACTTGCGTACCTGTTTGAGAGATTTGTATATAGCAGACTAAATTTATTTTAATAAAGGAGAGGTTATGGCAAATAAACAACTCTATGTGTGTGAGATATGTTCATCAAGCAATGTCGTATTTCATGCTGAAGTCATGTGGCATTGGGAACTACAGGACTTTATGGTTGTAGGTGAAACACAAAAAGCTAAATGTTTATCTTGTAATTCAAACATAAATGGCTTACTGTTAGAAACAAAGGAACTAAAGGAAAAGGAAAAAAGTTATGAAGAAATTAGTAGTCGTGTCGTTATGTGACGGCATATCATGTGGACAAATAGCACTTAACAAAATAGGATATGATTGGTTAGAGTACCATGCATTTGAAACAGACAAGTACGCAAGTGCCGTTGCAAAGTACAACAATAAATCAATGTATCAACATGGTGATGTAAGAAATTATCTAGGTGTATATGACAAATATTTGTATGCACGTAATGTAGATTTATTTTTATCTGGCTTTCCTTGTCAGCCGTACTCTGTAGCTTCAAAGAAGAGGTTAGGTACTGAAGACGAAAGAGATTTATCAACTATTGTATTTGACGCAATAAAACTATTCAGACCTAAGTATTTTTTGATAGAGAACGTGCCAATGAAAAAGACAGACCAAGATAGAATCTCAAAAGAATTAGGTGTAGAACCTGTTGTTATCAACTCGGCTGATTTTTCTGCACAAAATCGCAAGAGATTATATTGGACAAACATACCTGTTTCTAAATGGACAGACAAAGGCATTGTTTTAAATGATATTGTAGAGGAGGGTTTTGTTGACAGAAACAAGTCACATTGCCTAGACGCAAACTATCATAAAGGTGGAAATCTAAAAAGCTATTTTAATAAACATAGAAGACAACTTGTATTCAGCAACATGGAAACTTCAAAGTGTAAACAAGTCGGAGTAGCTGACTTAAAAGGACATGACATTTTAAAACGTGTATACTGTACTTCTGGTAAAGCACCTACTGTAAATGCCATGACAGGTGGAAACAGAGAACCTAAGATTGTCTGTGGTTCTATTAAAAAAGACAATGTACTTGTTGACAATAAAAAGATGTATTGGAGAGCATTAACACCATTGGAATGTGAAAGACTACAGACAATTCCTGACGGCTATACTTCAAAAGGTGACTTCAATATTACAACCATAGACACTGACGTAAAAGACATTAGCAACCATCAAAGATATAAACAGGTAGGTAATGGTTGGACAGTAGACGTTGTTGCACACATACTGAAAGGCATGAACGCATGATGAAAAATTCTGAACTGTTAAGGGAGAAATTTTTTAGTAGCTATCTTAAAAACTTTAAAGAAGGTTGTGAAGATGCTTTGAAAAATGGATATCAAACTGACTATAAAAAAGGTCATGGCTATGCAGAGGGTTACACGTTTGGTATAGAAATATTTATAGACATTATGGGATTTGACGAAGACGCATGAACCTAGAGTATGTACGTAAAGAATTAGCTAACCCAAAAAGTAGAGACGTTATGAATTATTTACATAAAGAAGTAACACAAGGTTGGTTGGTTCTTTATTTACTACACGTAATGACACATGAGCAATACGACGATTTAAAAAGACGCATTAGAAAAAAGATTGGAGAGGTGTAATGATTAAAAAAATAAATCCAGTAGCTAGAGATATGTTGAGGAACAGGAAAAGTCCACAAGTTGTTCCTGACAAAAAGAAAAACGTGAAGCCCAGCATTGAAGAAAGTCTTGAAGCATATCAGTCTTACTACAGTGATGACGACCCACATGACGAAATGTTACCACCATTAAAACCTAAGAAAAAAGGTAAAACAAAATGACTGAGTTAGAACTTATTAGAAAAATTATACCACAACAATATAAAAAAACAAAAGAGTCTGTGATTTCACACAACTTATCACCTTCAGTAATTAATCAAACAAGAAAGCAAAAAAACTTTGATGAGTTATTTAGATTGATTAAAGTAGAGGTTGAGTTGTCTACACAAAAAAGGAAAGTAAAATGATAGCATCTGCACCCACAGTTTTTTATAGATACTATGTAGAATTTATTGACGACAATTCTCAATGGGAAGGTATTAAACATAGGGCAATGTATATGTACGCAACGAGTGAACTAAACGTCAAAGAAATATTAAAGGAGTATAGAGTTACTTTAATAGACAAAACAGATTAATGAAAGGGGAACAACATGTTAACAACAGGTTTAATTTGTCTAGCCATGAATGTATATTGGGAAGCTAGGTCACAAAGTACAGCAGGACAAGTGGCTGTCGCACAAGTAGTAATTAATAGAGTCAACGACAGTAGATTTCCAGACAATATCTGTGACGTTGTTACGCAAGGTGTTAAACATGTAGGTTCTGATACACCTGTAAAACACAAGTGTCAATTTAGTTGGTATTGTGACGGCTTAAAGGACGAGCCTACTGACGACTCGGCATGGGCAAAGGCATTGGTGGTGGCAGTAACTGTACATGACGGCAAAACAATAGACATTTTAGATGGTGCTACACATTATCATGCGACCTCAGTAAATCCTGAGTGGGCAGTAACCAAAACAAAAACAACTCGCATTGACAATCACATATTTTATAGATGGGAAAAGTGAAATGCCTTATATTTGTAAAGAAAAACAAAGAATATATAAACGAGAATACTATCAAAATAATAAAGAAAGAATACAAGAATATCGTAAGAATT